GGGTAGTAGCTCTCGCTGTTCTCGTCCTTCTCGGCGCGCAGCACCACGCCCCCGCGCGAGTAGCCGACGTTGACGATCTTGATCATCTCGCTCTCGGCGTCCGAGTTGGCGAAATCCGCCTCGTCCATGATCAGGGTGCCGCGGAACAGATCGATCAGCCGGAAGATCGGCGACGAGGTGGATGCGCCGCTCACGAACATCGGCCGGTAGCACAGCGCCCCGATCGCCTGCAGGAAGCGGCTCTTGCCCGTGCCGTAGTCGCCGAAGGCCCGGAGGTACGGCAGCGTCTCGAAGGCGTCATAGACCCAGGAGAACAGCACGTAGTAGCTGGCCAGTTGCTCATAGAAAGGATCGACATCGAGCCAGCGGTGGATGAAGGCCCGCAGGTCGGTGAGGAGTTGGCGCTGCGTCCCGTATTCGACCGGCTCGGACGGGAACAGCACGACGCGCTTGCGGATCAAGTCGAGCGTCGGCGGATGCGGGATGTAGGTCACGTCGCCGATGTCGAGCGCCTGCCCGGTCTTGATCTCACCGGCGGGATCGCGCCAGGCCAGGTAGCAGACCGGCGCGCCGTTGTCATCCCAGCGGACGCACTGCTCGAAGACCACAGTGCCGATCACCCCCCCGGCGCTGTTCTCGTACCGCGCCGGAGATGGCCGCTCGGCCTCGTCCGCCTTCTCGGCTGCCGCCATCAGCCGGCGGAACTGCCGGAACTGCACCCCCAGCGCCTCCGCCAGGCTGGGCGCCAGATCGGTCGCCGTTACCTCGTCGAGCTGGGCATAGGCCGCGGCCAGCGCGCCGATCAGCTCGGCCCGCTCATCGCCCTTCGTCCGTTTGGCCGAGCGCGCGAGTGCTTCGATCGCATGGGGCGCTTCGGCCAACAAGGCCGCCGCGTCAGCCGGGAGCACCCCGGCGCGCAGCAGGTCGTTGGCATCCTTGCCCTTCGCCGCCGGCCACGTCACCACCTGCGTCAGCGGCCCGATCGCAAATGCCAGCGTCAACGCCTTCGTCCGCCCCGCTTCGTCATTGTCCAGCGCCACATGGCTGATCCCGCGGCGCACCAGGTCGACGTCGGCCTGGACCCCGCACAGGGCGATGGCGTGAAACCCCAACTGCGCCAGGCTGAGCGCATCGGCCTGCCCCTCCACCAGCACCGTCACACCCGGCGTAACCGCCGTTACAAGCGGCCGCAGGGCGTAGACCTGCCTCGGTCCCACCAGGTCAGCCGGTAGGTTGTAGTGCCGCTTCCCGCTCACCGATCGGGCGGAGAGGTAGACCACCTGGCCGCCCTGCTGATGGACGTACACCAGCATGTCTTCGGGGATGCTCAGCACCGCCTGCGCTGCCGGTTGATCCAGCAGCCCGGCGGTATTGAGTAGTCCCGTCAGGGCGGGAATGCCATCCACGGAACTGAGCACTATCCGTTGCGGCAGTACATACCCGAGACGCGCACCCCGCAGCGTCTCCGGCTTCCAACCGCGGCCGGCGCAATACTCCCGCGCGCCCGCCGCAGCCGGATGATTCAGCAGCACCCGGTTGTAGTGCTCGGCTGCAATCTCGAACACCCGCAGCCGGGTCCGCTCCTCATCTATCGCCGCCTGACGTTCCGGCGTCAGCGGCCGCAGCTCGACGTCCGCCTGCTGCGCCAGATCCTCCAGCGCCGTGCGGAAATCGGACTGGTGATCCATCTGCCACCAATCGAAGACATCGCCGCCCCGCGCCTGGCTGAACCAGTACCAGGTGTTCGAGTCGGTAAAGAGCTTCAGCGAGTCGTGTTCCTTCGTCGAGAGCACCCGGCCGCGGCCGGTGATCTCGAACCCGCTGCGCGCCACCAGGTCTTCGATGCGCAACCGATCCTTGATTTCTGCAATGGGATCTTCCATGATTCCAACCTTCGCGTGACTACCTATAACTGCCGTACTCGGAACTCACAGTGCCGCTACTTCCTCGTCCCTCGCAAGCACACCGCAGGCCCGCAGCGCCTCAGTGATGATCGGCGAGGTGGCCGCCAATACGCGCATCCGTTTCTTCAGCCAGATCGGCCAGAGAGATCCGCTATCGGCGCCATAGCCTTTTACCTTGACCCACTCACTACCGTAGGCGTTATACACGCTGTCAAAACCGCAATCCGGGCAGCTCACCTTCGCATTGACCCGCACCGGGCGATTGAGTCTCATATCCGTCAATCTTGCATCCATGCTGCCCGCGACCCAACGGATGATTTCCAGATTGAAGAAGATCTCTTCATGTTGGCACTTCATCGTTTCCCCCTCATAACACCGGCATCTCTGCCGCCGACGCCTCAACTTCCGCCAGCCGGGCGGCGAGCGCCTCAGTGCGGCCCGCAGAGTCGCTGAGCAGCAGCGCATACCGCAGCTCGGCTGCCTGCGCCGTGGCCAGCGTCTTCTCGAACTCGATGCCGCCGACCTCGCGGGCGAGCAGCGCCTCGCAGACCTGTCGGGGACTCGATCGGCGTGAAGTACTCATATCGAAGCGCGACGGCATGGCCAGGAGGTCTACCAGCGTTACCCTGGCCATGCTCATCTGCCGGGTCAGCGCGCGCGTTTCCTCGCTGGGCTCGATCTGGCTCACATCCGCCAGGAGCTGCGCCAGGTTGTCGCTGTTGCCCTGCAGCGCCTCCGTATTCACCTCGTAATCGTACTTCCACCAGCGGCGCCCCTCGATCCAACCGGCGATCCGGGACCAACCGCGTTGAACATTCTCCAGGGGCGTCGTCGCCCAGGGCGCCGGCAGTCCCAAGTCAAGCAGCCGCTTCTCGAAGACCTCTTTCGCCTGGCCGAAGTTTAGCTTGTCCTGCCATTCCCACGAGTTCTTGCGCGCCAGATAGCTGGCCAGCTTTCGCTTGAGCGTCGGCAGGTCGTCATCATCTTTGATCTGATTCCCGAAAAGCAGCGCCGCGGCCAGGTTTCGCCACACGCCTATGTGTTCGCTCTCCAGACCGGCCAGCACTGCCGCCACCGCCGGCTCGACGATCTCCTTCTCGATGCGCTTCTTGGCTGCCATCTCCGCCTGGTGATCCGGATCGGCCCTGGTCGCCGCGGCCTTCGCCGCGCGGCCGCACGTGCATTGGCCGTCCTTGCCGTGCAGACAGATGATCTCGACGTCCGTAAAGCCATCCACCGCAAACATCGCCGAACCGATACGGTCCACGTAGCGGAGTCGCAGATTTTGGCAACCATCCGCCACGATCTTCAGGGGATGCGGCACATTGGTCAGACTCTCCGATTCGTCCCACTTGACCTCCGCCGGCGCGACCGGGATGCCCGACGCCGCGCTCGCCGCGTCCACCCGTAGTTCAGCCCACGCCGCCGCTTTCCGATCGAAGCAGCTCTTGTGCGGACAGCGCAGGCCAGAACCGCTCTTCACCGTCTCCGGACACGCATCGCAGGTCGGCGCCTTCATGTACCGATCCTCGAACGCATGGCCGCTCCACCGGCCATCGACCGGGTTCGTCGCCTTCTCGATCACCTGGGCCACGTCACGCCGGAGCATGTCCGAGGATCGCTCGCCCGCCGATTTCAGCACATCGGCGGGTTTCGGCCACCCGTACCCGCCCTTCTCATACGCGTTGAGTGTCGCTTTCGGCAGATCGAACATCGGCACCAGCGCCATCGCCTGCCGCTCGCTCACCTCGCCCGCGGCGATCCGTGTTTGGACCTCATCCGGCAGCGTCAGCAGCCGCAGCGAGTTCGACACCACCGGCCGGCTGATCCCGAGCTTCTCGGCAATCGCCGCCTGCGTCCAGCCGAAATCATGGCTCATCCGCTCGATGGCTTTCGCCCGCTCCAGGGCGTTTGTATCGCGGCGCTTCTCGTTCTCGCTCCACGCCGCCAGCGCCATCTGGTACGAGTCGAGCTGGCGCACGTCCAGCGGCAGCCGGGCCCACTGCGCGGCGTCCACCTCCGCCAGCAGCCGGTATGCCGCCAGCCGATGATGGCCGAGCGCGAGCTGAACCTTGGCCTCCGGCTCATCGCCCAACGCCGGCAGCACCCCGCCGTACATGGCCGGGTCCACCAGGTGACCGTGCAACATGATGCGCGCCACCGGCGGCTGCAGCAGCCCGTTGGCCCCGATGTCGTCCGCCAGGCTCCGTGCGTGCTCGGCATCGATGGGCCGCGTCTGCCAGGGATTTGAATCGATCCGATCAAGTGGCACTTCAGCCAACATAGCCCCCCCTGTTTGCCCCCCGGCCACAGTATGGCCGAGGGGTTTGCGCGCAAATCATCGCGCTACGAAATACTCATCCGGCCGCAGCACCGCGGCTGCCGGCGAGCCACGCCGCCCGCCGCAGCGGGGACACAGCCCGTGGTCGTTGATCGTCTCCCCGCACTTGTGGCACCACCGCTCACCCGGCGCCACCCGCAGCAGACCCAGCGTCGGGTCCGGGTCGGTGATCGTTACATCAATGGGCACGTATCGCCGCACCAAGGCAGCCTCAGCCAGGCTGCGCGCCGCGACCGGTCCGGGGACCCGCGCCGCGGCGCGGGCCACGATGGACGAGAGATCAAGCATGAGTGCGGTCGAGGAAGTCCCTGACGATCTTCTGGGCGATGCCGAGGTCTTCGGCGATTTGCGCTGCCGGGCAGCCGGCGTCCGAGCGGGCCGTAATGACTCGCTCGTCCTCACTGGTGAGTTTGCGTCGGGGCATTTTGGATCCGGCCGGCTGCGCCGGGACGACCTCCTGGGTAGTGGCGGAAAGTTCCTGCAGGCCGTGGATGTTCGGGACCAGCTCGGCGATTTGTTCCGGCGTGATGCGCGGTCCGTAGCCGAGATCGCCGAGGAGGGTGATCAGTCGATACCAGCGTTCGGCATCGACTCGGTTGGTTTCGGCTGTGGCGATAACGGCGGTGAGTTGGGAAAGTAGTTCAGTGGTCATGAGGTTTGCTCCTGATGGTGGATTCTGCGGCCCGCGGGCCGCAGAATGACAGGCTTAGGTCGGGGGTCGAGCTGGGCCAACTCGGCGGCAGCCCAGATTTGGCGGGCGGATCCCTCCGGAGATTTGCGGAGCGTCTGCTCCAGGTAGGCTCGATGCTCTTCGACGGTCATGGTGTCTCCTGCGGGCGCGTGCGGGCGCGCACGGCTAACGTGATCCCCCACAGCAGCAGCGCCAAAGCGCAACCGAGGGGGATCGCCTGCCAGGTCGGCAGGGCGTAATAAGATTCCGGCGGAGCGCTGGCTAACGTGATGAGCGCCGCGCCCACGATGCTGAGATGCGTCAGATACCACAACGTAGCCCACCAGGGCGTCCGGCGCGGCGCGCTGTCCGGCGCGTCCGTCGAAACGTTCGACGGTGCAACGAGCGGCTCGGCGCCGTTGACCAGCGGCGGATCGTTCTCCCGCCACACCTGCCCGAAACGGTTGAGATCCTGAAAAACGAAATTACCCATCTTCCCTCCCCCACTGTTGCCACGCTCTGAGTCACTCTGGCGCACCTGTGCCAAAATGAGTGAATGAGTGAGTGTCTCAGACCAGGTGTTTTTCGATCAGCGCGGCGGCTGTCTCGGTCGTAACGGCCAGATGCCAGCCGGCCGCGTGGCGGTCGGGATCGTTCCAGGCCGCAATGCCCAGGTCGAAGAGCTTAGTACGGTAGTTTACGTAGCCGGCCCGGTCGCCGGTCGGGATGCCTAAAGCCTCCTCGGTGGGCCGCTCGACCGAGGCGCAGAGATAGACAAACGCGATGAGCGAGCGTTGGGCCGCGCCCGTGTCGCGCAGTGGGTGCTGCGCGGCCGTGCGGCGGGCCAACCGGGGATTGAGCAGGCCGAACTCCGGTGGTTCGCCCTGCATGCCGTCGCCGTCTAGGTCGTGGTGGGTCAGCCGTTCAATCTGCCACAAGAGCCGGTCGGAACGGAGCACGCGCCAGACCCACATGCTGAGCATGGTCAGGGCCACCCCGGCGGCGGCCACCGGCCAGCGCCAGCCGGCCAGGAAGGCGAGCAGCCCCAGGCAGATGCCCACCACGCTCGCGGTGATGAGCGTCTGCAGGAACGGCACCACGACCTCGCTCTCCACGCGACTGGCCCGCAACGGGGAACTGGTCGAGACCGTCACCGGCGCCATGAAGGGTGCGTCAACCTGCTCCGCGCCCAGGGGATACTGGCTAGCGCACATCGTCGCCTGCCTCCGCCAGGTTTTCCATAGCGTCAAAGTACTGCGCCCGGCGATCATTGCGCAGGGCCAGGCCGCCGCAGTGGGCGAAAAGTGGATGCTCCTCGATGGTCCAGTGCTCCGGGAGGATGTACCAGCCGCTGTCGTGCCACTCGGCCCAGCCGGCCGCGCTCCAGAGCAAATCCATGGCGGAGATGGTGGCCGCCGGCAGATACTTGAGCAGCTTGGGCGGCAGGAACATCGAGGATCCGCACTTCGGGCAGCGCATGACCAGATTGCTCGACCAGGTCGCGCCGGCATGGTCACAGGCGGACGGATCGATCAGCTTGCGCTGGGCCAGGCCGCGGGCGGTCTGATACGAGCCGTCGTCATTCCAGCCGACGACGACGGGGATGGTAACGCCGTCGAACAGGAACTCGACGGGTTCGTGGTCAATGACGGTTGCCGTGATAGGATTCATTTGTCCCCCCCTAGATGTGATATAATCAGCTTACCGGCAAGGTCCCCCCCTGCCGGCCCGCCGGTGCTGATTCCACCGGCGGTTTCTTTTTAGGTCTGCCTATAACAAACCAACCAGGAATTTAGCCGGATTATTCCGGGCCTTATCGACGATCTTGGCGTAGACCTGCGTCGTCGTCACCGAGCTATGTCCCATCGCCCCCGAGATCGCCAGCAGGCTCGCGCCGGCCGCCAGGCTCTGGGTCGCAAACGTGTGCCGGAGCGCGTGGCAGGAAACACCGGCCTTCTTCGCCCCGATCTTCACCAGGTAGCCGTCCACCATCGCCCGCAGCCCGCGCGTGCTGATCCGCTCCGGCGGCCCACTCAGCGCCAGGAAGAGCGCCGGCGAGTCGGCGTGCATCAGCCGGCGCACCGCCAGCCACTTCTCCACTGTCAGCCGGGTCTCATCCGTCAACAGCACGCCCCGTCTTTTGTCGCCCTTCCCCAGCGCCGCCAGCGTCCCCTCCTCCCCGGCCTCCAGATCCACGTCCGCCAGGTCCAGCCGGCTGACCTCGCACACCCGCAGCCCGTGGATCGCCATCAACGCCAGGATGCACTTATCCCGGATCTGCGCCGCCGGCTCCCGTGCCGTCTCCGTCGCGGCAAACAACGCCTTCAGCGAGACCAGCGTCAGATACGCGATCCGCTCGGATTGCTCCGTCTTGTCGACCGGACTCTTCAAGCCATAGCTCACATTCGCCGGCAGGAATCCATGCGCGTGCGCCATCTGATAGAAGCGCCGGATGCTGGCCAGCTTCCGCCCCACCGACGAAACCTTGTATTGCTCCACCAGGTGCGACCGGTACGCCTTCAAACCATACGTCGTCACCTGCGCCGGCGTCAGTCCCTGCTCCACCAGCCAGAGCAGATGCTGCTTCATATCGCTCCGGTAGCTGATCAGCGTCAGCGGGCTCGCGCGGCCATCCCCCACATCCAACTTCATCCAGCCGTCGAACAACTCCAGGATCCCCTCAATATCCAGGCGGACCGGCTCCAGCGCGACCTGTTCTGACTCCTGACCCCTGCTCCCTGCCTCCTGAGTCCTAGTGGGCGCCTCCGCCCCGGCCGACACCACAACCTCCCACTCGGATGATGGCGCCACCCGGAACTCGACATCCTCGACCGTTACCGTCTCCCGGCCCGTTACCGTTTCCCGCCTGGTGTACATGTGTCCCCCCTCGTTTCCGGGTATCCTACTTATAGGAACCCGACTCACTCCGCATACTTCCCCTGCCGTGCATCCCTGGCCCTGCTCTCGATCTGCGCCAGGTGGTCGCTGATCCGACCCAGGCTCGCCAGCATCACCGGATCCATCCGCTGCTCGGCGAGATCCTGACAGCGGAGCCACGCCTTCCGAGCGGCAACCGCTGCAACGACGATCTCTTCCAACGCCCAGATCGTCTTATTTGCCAACCGCGTCTTGCTGGTCATGCCGCAGCCCCCGCACCAACTCCTGATGCTCCTGCCACTCATTCCGCAACGACCGCACGATCACCCCCGCCGAACTCGCCGCGATCACCGCGGCCACCTGCAGCCACAACTCCAGCGGCAACAGCGCCAGCAAAATCAAACCATCCACCCCCACCCCGATCGCCACCGCCACCCACGCCCGCCGCGCCGCCAAAAACCGCCCCGGCTCGGTACACTGCAAAAATACCGCCCAAACAGCCCCCCAAACAGCCGCCAAAACCAGACATACTACCAACATCATGCTACCCTTCCCTTGTACTGCTTCCCCTGCCGGAATGGGCCTGTCAACCCACGGCAGGGGAAGGAGGAAAACCGACCGGGGCGTCCCTTCCACCGGTCCGAGTCCGGACTAATGCCTGAGATTTTGGACCCATCCACTTGCCTACTCGTGCCCAGGATTAGTCCGGCCTCGCGCAGGTGGAATCAACCCACCTCACGCCACGAGAACTCGCTCACGCACCAACGTACTGTGCGGTGCGTCGTCGGATGCGTCTCCGTGGCCGAGCGCCGGGCCGGCTCGCAACCCTCCGGCACGGCGAATACCTCAGCCAGGATGCTCTCCTCGGTGGCGCTCGGATAGACCCGCTCCCGCCGCAGCGCCAACCGCCACGCCTCGGCCTGGCGACTCAACACCAGGTCGAGGCCCCCTGGCAGCGTGGCCGCCGTCCAGCCCGTCTCATGCCGGGCCACACTGGCCCGCATCCCGTCGGCTATCGTGGCGAGCTTCGTCTTGGTCATCGGGATGAGATCCTTATCGGGGCGTACAGTTCCCGATCTAAGCCGATGCAGCCGCGGGCGGTCACGCCACGGCCGATCGGGAACGTGCGGCCGGTGCTGACCCGGCTGAACCAATAGCCGAACTCGCACGTGCCGCTCACAAACCCGACGCCGGAGTCCGTCACGGTGCAACTGACGGCGATCAGGTTGTCGCGGCCGCAGCCGCCTTTGTTGCCGGCGAGCGGAGCGGCCTCGCCCGGCGGCGGCCACACGAACGCCAGCACCAGCAGCGCGACCAGGACGATGATGAGCACCAGCAGCGCCCGCCAGAGCGGATGGTCGTCGTCGAGCAGACCCGGATCGACCGTGCGATAAGATGAACGTTTCATGCTACCTCCAAATCAAGACTGAGTTGGCTCAATATCCCGTCCAGGGGCGGCCAGTACGGCGAAATAATCGGCTCATCCCCATCGAGGATAAACTGACCGACATGCACAAAATCACTACGCTTCCAATTGATGCTGGGCTGGCCAGGCCGAAAGTGCCCGCGCGTGAAGACTTGCTCTGGAATGCCGCGCAAGGTATCCAACGACTGCATCAGGATGTGGCCGGTACTCTCTTCCAAGATCATCAGATAAAACGGCAACCGGCTGTAATCGCGCAGCTTGCAGTATTCCAGCCACTTCGGCGCATCGATGCCGTGCAACTCCTCATTGAAGTTGTCGTACAACCAGGAGCGCAGCTTGTACTTCACTTCGATCCACCCGTGCCGCGGTTCCAGCAGGTCCGCCAGCGTCAGGGCCGGACGATTGCCTTCCAACCGTGGCCCGTGCCCGTTGCCGGCTGGCAGATCAGCCGGGACCAGAATCATGTAGTACTGTCTGAGATATTCAGCTACGGCCCGTTCGATCTTCCGCCACCGTTCGTCGATCATCGCTCAATCCTCCACCGGCGCCAGGCCGTTCACATTCCACCATTTCACCTGGGCCTGCTGTTTGGGAACCGAGGGCCAGAAGATCACGATAGCCGACGGGAACGGGGCAATGCTGTCGCTGTTGGCGAACTTGATCCGACCCTTCAGAAAGCGCACCTCGCCATGAATGCAGAAATCCCACCACCAGGTCGTATCGGTGCGCGCCGGGATGAAGCAGGCGACCGTCGCGCCGTGCAAGGCACTGCGATAAGCCGCATCGATCCATTGATAGATGCTGGTGCCGCCACTGCGCCCGTATGGTGGATTCATCCAACAACGCCCATGCCATTCCTGGCGCAAGGCATCCTGCTCACGGGTGAAGAAGCGGTCGCACTTGTGGTTTGCTTCGCTGGCGCAGACATCCGTCTCGAAGCCGATCTCCGCGTCCAGCAGGTCGAACAACCATTGCGGCGTCCACCAGTCGTCACTCTCGGAGGACTGATACCAGGCGGGTTTGACGGGTTCGGGTTCCCGCGCTTCCCGTTCGGCCACGTAGGCGTCGAAATCGCGGGCCGGCCCGGAGGAGCGGGCGAGCATCGTGTCAACCACGTCCTGGACGTGCGCCGCCGTGATCTTGCCGTTGGGCGCCGTCTCGACGGCCCGCTGCCAGGCTTCGGCTTGTTGTTCGGGTTCCAGGGCGGTGAGGGGGCGCGCTTGGGATTCGGTGGCGGGGACGATTTGTGTCCAATTGGACACATTTTCAATCACCTGCGCTGCGTCCATCAGCCGATAGGCGTGGCGTCGTTCCAATCCCCATTGTTCGCGACAGTAGCTCTCGAACGTCTCGTACTGCTCTTGATACAGTTTCTCGTCTCGGACCGTCGCCAGTGCATCTCCGACCTCAACGAACGCGTTCAGACCACGCCTGATGACCGCTTCGCACTGAGCGAGTTTCGTTTTTTGTGCGGCATCGAGTAGCGCAAGTGCTGTCACGCGACCTGCTCCGGATCGGGGGTGGCGACAGGGCGGGTGAGCAACTCATTCAGCACGCTACGCAAGGCTTCGCTGAGTGAGATCAACCCTAACGTCTCCTGCCGCTTGCGCAGAGCTTCTTTTTGCCACTGATAGATGGTGGCGTTGATGACCTCGATACCCTGATCTTCTGACATTTCATCCTCCGATATGAGTTTCTCAGAACTGATTCGGAGTATAACACGCTATGTTATTCTGTGTCAATAGGTTCTGAATTATTCGGCCAAAATTCGGAGAAATTCAGAGTAGACTAACACGCATGGACGCTTTCGTTTCTTGGATCAATGCCGAACTGAATCAACGAGGCTGGTCGCGCAGTGAGGCGGCTCGGCGTGGTGGGTTTTCGCCCTCGACACTCGACAAGGTTATAGGCGGATTCTCAGGGCCGGGGCCGACTTTATGTCGTGGTCTGGCGCGTGCTTTCGAGCGGCCAGCAGATGAAGTCTTTCGCTTGGCTGGCATCTTACCCACACAGGCGAAACAGCCGCGTCCCGCGCGGGACAGCCGGCGGGTCATCTACGAGATCGACGGCGATCAGGTGCTGCTGGCGAAGTTTCACGCCATGAATGCCGCCGACCAAGACCTGGTCAAAGGCCTGATCGAGCGGTTGACGGATTGTGCGGAGCCGAGGATCATCGGGGAAGCGGCGGAGGAATGATGGAGCCGAGCGCAAGCGGCAAAACGCCTACGCTCGAACAGGAGCAGAACATCGCCACCTGGCGCACCCGCTGGATTGCCGAGCGTCTGCGCCACAGCCAGCACCCTCGTGCCTTCTGGGAGGATGTTTCCGACATCATGATGGATGGGCGGTTACTCCTTAAGAACAATTACCTTGTACCGGTAGGATGTTACGCCATCAACTGGCCTGGCGCGCTGGAAATGATCGTCCAGCGTAACAACATCGGCATTGTTTTCGAGCAAACGGGCCAACCACTTAATGCGGCCTTTTTCTACGAAATGAGTGTTGGCGACGAGTTCATCGGCACCCATCCCTATGATCGGCTGCGCATCTACTACACCCGTGAGCGGTGGTGGCAGGACGCTATCAGAATCTGCACCGCCTTCCTGGCCAACGCCCGCTTCTCGCAGCCCGAAAAGGACCGCTTTCAGCATCATCTGGACAAGCTCAACCGGAGATGAGGCAAATGTCAAACCGTTGTGCGCTGCCCATGACCATCGCCACGCTCGCCCTCCTGCTGGCCATCCTCGCCTGCGGCAGTGGCAGTGCCATCACGCCTACTGCCACGCCGGCCGGCGGCCTCGGCCTCGACCGTGCGAACTTTGAGCGCGCCCATCCCAAAGGATTCGACGTTACCTACCAGGACGACCGGGCGCAACTCATCGAGTGGACACATGCCCAGCCCGTCGCCCCGGAGCAGGTCCGACAGGAAGCCGCCGCCCTCCTGCCCGCCGACGCCAAACTCATCCGCACCTACCACCCGGAAGGTATGCCCGAGCTGACTGTCGATCTCTACAGCAGCCCCTGGCTTGCTGGCAGGTTCCCGGATGGCCCGTGGTACGGCGGCGCCGAGCCGGGACAATTCATTCTCGACTTCGCCGTCAACGGCGGCAAGACACAGCGGGTCGTCTTGGCCACTGGAAACCTGCCCTGACCAACAAAAAAAGCCGCCTCACGGCGACCCATCCACTACCTATAACTCAACTACTCGGAAGCACTTTACCAGTCTACCGTACCCGCCCGACAGTCCGAACAGCCCGCACGGATCCCAAAACCCCCATGTCCGCACGGCTACAATACCCGCCCACCCGTGCTGTCAGTTCTCCCCCATCCCTGACCCACGGTTCACATCCGTGAGGTCGTGGGTTCGAGTCCCTCCCCGCCCATACTGATCGCACGGCTACCCCAAAATCACAGCCGTGCGATCATAGCAACCCCCACGTGACCGCACATCTCCCGTCCGTGCAATCCCCATCGGGGAACCTGTCGGCATCAAAAAAAACGCATCGGCCCATACTCGGAACCCAAACCGACAGTTATCGGAACCCGATCCACGACAGGAGACCGCACGGATGAACATCACCCTCTCCCAAGCCATCGCCGGCTTCATCCACTACCAGACCGCCGCCGGCCGCAGCCCCTACACCCTGCGCAATTATCGCACCAGCTTCGCTAAGCTCCAAAAGTACCTGGCCGGTGATCCAGAGTTGGCCACCATCACGCGCGTCCAACTCATCGACTTCCTCGTCTGGCTGCGGGAAGACTACATCAGCGTGCCGGCAGGCATCGCCCCGAGTCCGGCCGGGCACCTCGCGCCCAAAACCATCCTCAACATCCACGCCGACCTCTCCGCCCTCTGGCGCTGGGCGCTCGAGGAAGACTTCGTGACCGCCAACATCGTCCGCACCATCGAACCGCCCGACCCCACGGAGACCACCGTCGATCCCTTCACTCAGGAGGAGCTCGAGGCCATGATCGCCGTCTGTGACCAGAAGAAGACCTGGACGGCCGTGGGGGCCATCCAACTCGGCCCCATCGCCGACCGGGACCGCTGCATCCTCCTTCTGCTCGTCGACACCGGCCTGCGCGCTTCGGAGCTCTGCAACCTGCGCATCGCCGACATCGACATGGGCCGCAACCGGATCACCGTCCGCCACGGCAAGGGCGACAAAAACCGCTTCGTCCAGTTCGGCAAACGCGCCGCCAAGGCCCTGTGGCGGTACCTCACCCCACGCCTGCCCGGCGATCCCGACGATCTCCTCATCACCGTCGGCCCGAAAGACGACCAGCGCCCGATGGACCGCCGCGCCCTCGGCCTCCAGCTCGCCCGCATCGGCAAGCGTGCCGGCGTGGCCCACGTCTACCCGCACCGCTTCCGCCACACCTTCGCCATCACCTACCTGCGCAACGGCGGCGACCTCTTCACCCTGCAAGAGCTGCTCGGCCATTCTGACCTGGCCATGGTCCGCCGCTACGCCCGCATCGCCCAGAGCGATTGCGCCCGGGCTCATGCGAAAGCCAGCCCCGCCGACAACTGGCGCCTGTGACGTTTGCGCGCAAACGCCAAGGCCCCCGGTGCGCAGCCGGGGGCCTTCTACTTGACAACCGGTGCTCCCAGCCCTCCAGCGGCCAAAATCAACCCGACGCCCTCACCGTTCGCGCCACCCCGCTCAGGATCGCTATTGCCACTTACCTTCGATGCCCTTGCTCCCAAACGTGTCCACTTCATAGATCACGTCGAAGGCGAGCAAGAACACATCCCCATAGATTTCGCCCATGCCAGTATCGCGATTCAGACGGCACAGCAACACCGAGCGAATCTCTTTGGCGGTGCCGGGAATCCCATCGTAGTAGCCGCCCTGACCGAATGGCGCTGAGTAGTGCTCGTATGCCTGCAAAACATCGGGATCAACTCCCGACCCGGTGTGTGCGGTTGCCGTCCCCGCACTGGCCGCGTCGATAGTCTCCCCGACCCGCCGTTCGCCTCCAAGATTTTCGATGCCGCCAGCGTTCGTCCATGAATATTCCAGCGTCCAGTTAACGCTCGCGCTGTCGATCCCATTCGCCGTGCCCGCCCAATGCACATAGGGCCGAATCGTCGATCCCTCGCGCCAGTCGGCCGGCATTTCCACTTGGAAGTACAGGAACTTGTCGGTGGACGCGGTGAACTTGTACGTCAGCAGATTGCCGTAGATCGCCGCGAGCGCGGGCGGGGCCGTCGGGTCGGGCAGCATCGCGCATGGGGGTACACTCACCGCTCGATAAATCTGGACGTCAGCACTCAGGCTCAACCACCCACTTGAGTTTACGCTGAGGTAGTGGGTGCCAGCACCCAACAAAACCCCGTTCCCGAAACGTTGCGCCTGAGCTGACGCGCCGTCCTTGGTCCCATTCGAGAGCAGCGTCTGTTGCAGCGCCGCCTCGACATTGTCGGTGGCGAAGTAGTTCCCTGCATCGGCGATCGGCACATCCTCGGCGCTCACCTGCCCCGCGCCCGTCCCCCAGTCGATATGCGCCGCCTTGATCGCCGCCGGCCCCAGGTACGTGCCATCCCGGCCCACCACCGGCTCGGTCCCGCTGCTGGCCAGCCCGCTCGCCGCTCCCGGCCCCGGCTTCACGCTCAGCAAACTGGCGTCGAAAGCTAGCTGAAGCTTATGCAAATACTCCGTCGCCAGGTCGTTGATTTCCAGCGTCACCCGCAGGTCGCACGGCCCGCCCAGCTCGTTGATCGAGATCCCCAGCACCCGGTAGCCGCCGCTCAGTTCGCCCGGAATCGCGATCGCCACGATGTCGCCGAGGTGATAATCGAAGAATGGATAGAAGGGGCCCGCCAACACCTCCAGCGTGTACGCGTTGCGCGGCTCCTTCCACCCGGCCAGCAACAACTCGCTCGCGACCCCCACCTGCCCGGCGTCGGCCGTATTGCGCACCGGCAGATAGCTCTCCCGGCGGCGATGACTGGCGATGCTCGCAACGTCCGCACTCTCGACGAAAATTCCCTGTCCCTCGCCCAGCACCACGTTCGTCAGCCCGATACCCTCCGTCGTCCGCCGGCTGCTCATTACCGACTGACCCTGTCGGAAGCAAATCGTTGCGCTTTGATCTATCCCTGCCGTGTTCCACGCCTGCAGCGTTTTGTCGGGATAAACTGTCAGTTCGAGACCCAGCCCGGCCAGGTTGCGCGCCACGTCGAGCAGCGTTTGCCCGGCCTTGAAGTTCAACGTCACTGAGTCGGTAAAGGCCTGCCTAGAACTATCATACGCGGAAGTGAAATTCGTGTTTAGCTCGCCGCCACCCCGCAGGATGAATTCGTGGTACAGATCCAACAGGATCTTCGCCTTCGATACCGCGCTGAACTCCCGCTCGGCCGTCCCTGCGTCCGCCAGGTTCGCCGGGTACACCAGCCCATGCTCCAACAGCGCCAGCAACCCGCGTCCGCTCACTTGCCACGCCTGCTCTGCGCTCTCCCCCGGCCCGACGAGCACTTCCGTGATGTTCTCGATCACCCAGGCGCCAATATCCACGTTGCGATAGCGCACCTTGACGATGTTCCCCACCGCCAGGTTCGCCGCCGTTGTCTTCGGATCGTGGCTGCTGATCGTGAACGTCCCGCCGCCGCAATCGCTCAGCGCCTCCAAATATCCCTTATTCGTCGCCCCATCCAGGTACGCCAGGTAATGCCCGACCACGTCCTCGACGTGGAACTCCCAACAGTTCAGCGTGCTCTCCGGCCGTCGGGATCGGGCATCGATCAGCACCCCGACCTGCGTCACGTTCACCGGCACCGTGCGCTCAACATCGAGCAGCGCCCCGACCTGCGTCACGTCCACCGGCACCGTGCGCTCAACGTCAAGCAGCGCCCCGACCTGCGTCACCTCCACCGGCACGGTGCGCTCAACGTCGAACAACGCCCCGACCTGCGTCACGTCCACCGGCACCGTGCGCTGAACGTCGAGCAGCGCCCCGACCTGGGTGACCCGCACATCCCCCGGCGAACTGCGATAGGCCGCCGCACTGCCCGCACTGGCGCTCGCCCCGCTGGACTCCGCGGCCGCGCCGAGCTGCAAATCCGCGCTGCCCGCCGACGTGCTCGCTCCGAATGCTGTTTCCGCCGCTGCCGATGCAATGGCAAGCGTGTACGCGGCCGCGGAGTACGCAGAGGCGCTGGATGGCGTAACCACCACCGTGCCGGTGGCGCCAATATCGGCTTGTGCCGCGGAGGCCCCGGAGGTTGACGCGTGGGCCGCGGACGAGCTACCTATATCCAAATCCCAGTGTTCAGTTTGGCCTGCAGGCCATTCGAACGTGCGGGCGTAAATCACGACACAGGCGATGCGCAGGATCAGGGTATTGGCGACGGTAGTATCCACGCTGGGATGCGTTGTGCTATTGGCGCTGACGCCCCAGGCGTTGACCGGTGTGGTGGCATTGACGCCGCGCAACGCCAGCATGGCAGCCACAGCCGGCTTCGGCGCGTTCACCGTCCCTACATCGACACTGTAGCTGGCCGGTTCGTCCGCGGCAATGCGCGTGTAGAGCGCGGCTGAACCATAATAGCCGGCCTGCAGGTTTCTGGTATCCAGCAAATTCCAGCCGGTTGGGGTGCTGCGATCAGTTGTGTATGCGTTGTAAGTGGTCGAAACCAGCACCAACAGATCGCCATTCTGCACGTCCGCCGGCACTGAGATGGCGATCTTGCCATCACCATCGGTGTAGTCCGCGAACGTGGTGACATCTACGACGCTAATCGCCATCGCTTACCTTATCCTGTTCCGAAGCGCATAGGAACATCAATCCACGCTGATCGTCAGCCCCCCCACCCCGAACGTTAATGTATCCCCGTTGGCGGCATCCCGCGGCGCCGTCAGCGCCCAATACGCCATCACGTTGCCCGTCGTCCCAATGCTCGTATCGCACAGGAAACAGTGCGTCACCTCCGGTGGATCTGCCGTGAACGGCCCGAACTCGATCGCCGCATCATTCGCAATCTGCGACGGGTCTCCGCTCGGACTCCCCCACGCCACCTCCTGCCGGCTGTACCCCGCCGTCGCGATCTCACCCGCCGCCCACGTCGCCAGCGTCGCCGTATCCGGGCTGGCCGCCTCCGCCGTCGCCAGCGCCAGGTACATCGCCGCCGTCGCCGCCTGTGCCACCCCCACCCCCGCCTGCACCGCCCGATTCGCCCCGAACTGCGTCAACTGCCCGCTCATCTTTGCATCTCCTCGTCCTCGTCATTCCCGTGCCGACGGGCATCCAGCGCCCTCGTCCTCGTCATTCCCGTGCAGACGGGAATCCAGCGCACCCGCGTCACACAATCTTCACCCCCACCTGCAGCGCATCCACCGCCGTTTTGTCCCAGACCGAGTCGTCCGCCGGCTGCACATACAGCGGATCGCCACGGTAGAGCACGAATCCAGGTGCGATAGACACGATCACCTGCCCGGCCGCATCCGGGTATTCCGTCGTGTCCTGCCGTACCACGCCCGTGAGTTGATTGCTGCCGCTAGTATTAACTGCCGCCTGCCATACCACCTGGACCAGCGCAATATCCGTGATGTAATCCGGCGCAGCCTCCACAGCGAACAACTCAAGGTCGCCCGGCGTCGTCCCGCCCTGCACCCAGTCCGTCGTGTTCCGCGGCACATCATCGACCAGCGCATAATGGTCGCTCCCTGCGCTCGGCGTGAAATCGGTCGTTGCTCCATCGGCGTTTGCCTTCAGGAAACACACCGTGCCCAGCCCGATCCACGTATTTTGGTCGGATCCGCTTATGTCGTTGACTGCAATGTCGTCGATATATAGCGTCCCTCCGCCCCACGCGCCCAGAAGTTTCAGAACCCGCAGGTAGGGCCCATCCTCATCCGCCTGCGTGGCCCCCGAGTACGAAAAAGCGGTTACGCCGTTGACTTTCAGCGTGAACACACCAGCGGCGGTGTCGCAGAGGACGTGGCCCTCGATCACGTACCATGTCCCCGTGCGCAGCAGAATTGAGCCACTCGCGATCAATTGTCCTGGCGACAGGCTCAAAGAATCCGGGCCGAGATAGAGTTTGAACGTTTGGGTCGGGCCATCGAATTCTAACGTCACTTGGGGAATGCCGGCGGAATTAATGAACTGTAAATGCGGATAGACAAACTCTGCGGTTGGATCTACCCTCCAGGCCATCCTGAAGTAGATCTCCTCCTCATCCGCGTCCAGGACATGCGTAACATATGCGGTGCCGGCCTTTATCACGCTCCCGTATAGCGCCAACGCGTAGCTCCCGGTCCGCGCTGCCGCCGTGCTCGGCGCCGACACGATATACGCCGCCCCGTTCAACTCCTGCAGCGACCCCGTCTCAAACCCCGCCGTCAATAACCTCGCCATCTTCCCCTTCCAGTCCCGTCATTCCCGTGCCGACGGGCATCCAGCGCCCTCGTCCTCGTCATTCCCGTGCCGACGGGCATCCAGCGCACCCGCGTCCCCGCCTAAACATACGGCGGATAAAACTCCACCTTCACCGTCGTCGCCCCCGTATACCCCGCGCCCGCCACATTCAGCGTATTCGGCGCCGCCGCCGGAATCGGCAGCCAGCACAGCGCCCCGTCGTGGCTCATATTCCCGCTCACATCGGCCCCGGCCAACTCCGCCGTCCAGTCGCCGCAATCGATCACCAGCGTCTCGCCGCTCCCCACCGACCCCGTGTACTGCATCCAGATCGATCCGATCGTCAGCTTCGGATTCGTGATCGGCCCGGTGAGCGTGAAGATCCCCTTCTGGCTCTCGTAGGTCCCGGCATTGTTCACCGTGATATTCTGGCTCGGCATCGTGATCACGGTCGGTCCCACCGTCGTCTTCGTGTCCGCATACCACAGCGGGTCCGCCATCAGGAACTCCACCACGAACACGTAGGCCGCGTTGCCGATCCGCGGCTCGAACTCAACTTCCTTCACCACCTCGACCAGCGCCGTCCGCACGGCCGACCCGAACTGGAGCTTCAGCGTATGCTGGCCGGCCCTGGCGAACAATCCCCGCAGCACGTCCAGGTTCGCCAGCATATCCGCCTCGGACCCCGTGCCGCCGGCCGCCGGCTCATGGATTGCCCACATCGCCAGCGTCTGCACCCGCTGCTCCAGCGCCTTCGCCACGTACAGCCGGCCGTCCTTATGCGGCACCACCACATTCTCCCCGCGCCGCGCCGGCGTGCTGAAGGGCGCCCCCAGCAGCCGCACGTTATACCCCGCCCGGGTCAAATCGATGCCGTCATACTCCCACGCCTGCGCCACCCTCAGCTCCTATAATGCACGTACTCGGAACCCGCCACACCAGACCTTTAGGGTCTCGCAGACCCTAAAGGTCTCGCTCACCCCAGCACCCCGATGTAACTCAAATTCCGCAACTGCCGCACGATGCTGTTCTCCGCCGTCTCCCCCACCGGGTTGTTGATCGTCACATTGATCGCCTGGCCCGCCGCCGCCGGCGCGGCGCTGGCTGCGGCGCCGGCAGCGCGGGGCCCGGGACCCGCCAACGTCGGCGTCGCCAGCATCCCACCCATCGCCCGCACCAATTCCCCCGCCCCCGCCAGCATCCCCTGGGCCAACGTCGCCGGAATCGACCGTCCCGAGTCCGTCAGATGGCTCAGCGGCCCTTCCCGGGCATCCGAGTGCGGCAGCACCGCATCCACCGCCGCCGCCAGCTCCCGCGCCGCCTCCACCGCCGCCTCAATCTCGTCCTTGATCCCCTGCGCCACACTCCCGGCGAACGCGACGCCGGCGTCGTAGCCGTCCTGCACCAGGATCGTCAGGATGGCCACCACCTGGTCGTAGAGCAACTGCATCGCACCGACCGCGCCCGCGCGCATCGCCTCCCAGCTCGTCAACGTATTCGCCAGGATCGCCGTCCACGCTGTCGTCAGCGCCAACTTCACCGCCGCCAGCCACGTCTGCAGCGCCAACAGGTCTGCCGCCCGCCAGGTCGTGAAGAAAAGCTGGATCGCCGTCCAGATCGTCGTGATCTGCAACTGCATCGCCAGCCACGCCGGCGTCAGCGCAAGCTGGAGGTTAGCCAGCCAGGTTACGATGCTTTGCTGGACAGCCGTGATCACGGTCGTTACATCCGTCTGCATTTGTTTCCAGGCCGACGTCACCCCCGCAAGATTCGTCTTCGACTGCGTGACCAACTCCGCCGCCTGCGTCGCCGCCGCTGCTGTCGCTGGCGGCGTGCCGGTGCCCGTGCCCATGAGCGCTTCGACGACCGAGGGGCCAGTTCCGGCCGCCTTGGCGATGTCATTGATGAACTGCGTTCGCAATTGCTGGGCCAGCGCCGCCGTCTTCGCCTGGCCAACCAGGGCCGGCACATCGATGAGCGCCTTCACCTGGTCCGTGATCAGCCCTTTCTGGAAATCCGCCACGATCTGCTGTGCCGTCGCCTGATCGAGCCCCAGTTTCTCAGCCCACTGGCTATTACTCCCGTTCACCGCGACATCGGCCGCCCGAAAGATATTTTCGAAGGGACCGTTGGCCCCGGGCGCGTTCGGGTCCTTCAGTCCGCCCATCAGCCCCTGCAGCGCGCTCTGCGCACCACTGATCGCCGACTCAATCGCGCTCTGGATCTTCGCGGCGTAGTCATCTGTGATCTTTGTATTCGCACCCTCCTGGGCCAGCCACCGCAAATCTGCCTCCGCATCAGCCGTCTTCTTCGCGGCGGGCAGGGGGTCGACCGGATGCAATGGATGGGCGGTCATCGCGAGATTGGCTTTTTGGATCTCCGCGCGCAGAGCGGTAGCCTTAGACAAGGCGGCCGCCAGAGCGGTCAAAAGACCCACGTCATTCGGGTCGATGTCAAGCGCCGCTTTCAGCGTCTCGATCTCGGCCTCGGTGTCCTTGAGATCCTCTTGTATGTACTCCACCGCCGTGCCGAACCCGGACTCCGCGGCGTCTCCCATGTCGTTGAACAGCAGGATCGTCCCGGCCACAATCGCCCCGATGGCCGCAATCGCCAATACCACCAGCCCCGCCGGCGCAATGATCAATCCCAGCGCGCCAGCCGCCACGGCGCCCAACCCAGAGAATATCGGCCCCAGGGCGCCGACCACCGTCGTCATTGTCCCGATTGCTGTGATTACTGGCCCGATGGCTACCGTAATCCCTAACAGCGCCAGTATCCCCGTTTGCATTCCTGTGGGCAGACTCGCAAAAGCTGTAGTCAGCTTCGTCACAAACTCGGCTACTCGCGATAGCACTGGGATTAGATTGTTGAGCGCCTCGAACAACGCAACTCCCAGGGGGAGCGCGGCCAGGGAGACTTGATTCCTTAGTTTACAGAACTTCTCGGCAAAATCGTTGGTATCATTAGCCGCGCCCAAGACCGTTTCTTTGCCGTTGGCGATAGCCGCCCAAATGGCTTCTACCTCGAAGCGACCTTCCCGGATCCCCGCCGCCAGATCCGGCCCCGCACGTGCTCCGAACACCTCTATCGCCAGCTTATTGGCCTCGGCCGTACTGCCAGTGTTTTTGATGGCACTTATCAATTGCTTTAGAGCTTCTTTCGGATCTACCCCGGCCTTCGCCATTTTTCCCAGTGCGATCCTCAATGACCCCAACACCAACTCCGTGTTGACACCTTCCTTCTCGAATTTCGCAATCAGCGCGGTGGCTTCGGTGAAACTGAAACCCATTTGCCGCAGCGGCGCGCCGTACTGCACCAGTTTCGCCGCCAACGCATCGACCGCGATCCCTGTCTCCTGATGCGCCCGAAACAGCGCATCCAGCGCCGGCACCTGGTCCTTGACCGCGATCCCCCAGTCGCCAAACAGCCGGGTTGTGTTCGCAATTTGCGGCCCCAGCTCGCCACCGGTGATCCGGGCTAACTCGATTTCGACCTTCGCCAGCTCTTGGAGACCCTCACCCGTCTGCCCCGTGCGTGCGTTAAGTTCGGCGATCGCCTGTCCTGCCGTCGCCATGTCCGTCGGGATCGCCCCGAAAACCGCCTTCACATCCGCGCCCAGCGCGATTAGCTCATCGCCCGTCGCCCCCGTCGTCGTGCGGATACCGTCCATCACCTCGTCGAACTGAACACCCACATTAAAAACAGCGATGCCCACAGCCGCGATTGGCGCGGTCATCGCTGTCACCCCGAGGCCCGTTCTGATTGCCGCAGTACCGACGGATGCCAACGATGTCTTCGCTCCATCCAGGCTTTTTTTCGCCGCGTTGATTCCCGATGTCACCCCGGAGGTATCGATCAGAATTTTCCCGACCGCCGCACCTAACTCGATTGTCATCGACAGTAGCCCCCCGTCACTCCACCATCTCCGCCTCAGCGATCACCCCCGCGCGCCGATTAGGACGTACGATCGTCACCCGGTACACCACGCCCGCAATCGTGAAACGATCCTGCACCTGGATGTCCAGCGTCGTCGCACCCAGGATCACCACCCCGCCCCGATACTCCTCCGTGCCATTCCCGCCGGCTGCCCTGCCCCCCCCCGTACCGGTCCTAGCCACGCGCACCGTCTGCGCCGTCACCGTCGTCGCCCCGCGGCGCAACGTGATGCTCACCGGATTATCCCCGCGCACCGCTGCCAGATCCGCCGCCATCGCTGTCCAATCCGCCGCGCTCAACATACTGATCGCCTTCCTATAAACCCGGTACTAGGAAATCCATTGCCCAAACCCCTTGACAAAACCTGCCAGCGGGTGTACTATTCTTCTTGCGAACATGCCGCCAAGCGCTCGCAAACACACCAAGCGGTTTTTTATTGGCCGTCTATATTCGCCGCCTCGGGGCGGTGTTCTAGGTCAACACAACCACGGTCACAACCGCAGGTGTGCGAATGCTTGGCGGCAGCCTAGAACATCGCCCCGAGGCGTTTTCATTCTGGAAGGAGCTGTCCAAATGCCGCCAAGCAAAACCAACCCCCGCGTGTACCTGAACTCTGACGACCTGCTCGTCCGCTTCATGAGCCTCCCGGAACGCCAGCAAGAATCCACCCTGGCTATCTTCGCCCAAGCCATCGACGATGCCGAAACCTCTGTCATCGAATCTCAACGCCTCATCGCCAGCGCCCGCTATGGCCACAAGCCTACGCTCCGCCCGGTTGAGCAACCCATCGTCAACTGATCGGCCCATCCCTTCCCCGCTCCTGGTCTCAGGAGCGGGGAAGCCTGCAGGTGCATCATGCGAACCATTCCCATCGTCAACAGCGATCTCGTCGCCCTGGTGGACGACGCCGACTACGACGCTCTCAACCAGTTCGCCTGGTACGTTCACCATGGCTCTGACCGCCTATGCTATGCCATTCGCATGACGGACGATGGCGGCAGCCTTCTGATGCACCGGGAGATTCTGCAACTCTCGCCAGATCAGGAAACAGACCACCGGGACAACAACGGCCTCAATAATCAGCGGGCGAATCTGCGCATCGGCACCCGCAGCCAGAACGGCCAGAATGCTCGCAAGCACCGTGACGCGAAACACTCGATCTACAAAGGGGTCTGCTGGAACAAGCAAAAGGAGGCGTGGCAAGCGAGTATCAAATTGCCGGAGCGCCGTCTCTTTCTTGGCATTTTCAAAACCCAACGCGAAGCCGGCCTGGCTTACAACACAGCAGCCCGGAAATACTTCGGCGAATTTGCCCGCCTGAATCATGTTCCTGACACTCCAACCCCGGATGATCCACCGGTGCCCCGGCCCACCTTTTCATCGTCCTACCGTGGCGTCTGTTGGAACAAACGCCAGCTCAAGTGGGTTGCCTACATCGACAAAGACAAGCAGCGCACCAATCTTGGCGTTCACGATTCCGAAGAGGCCGCAGCCCGAACCTACGATGCCGCTGCCCGCCAGCTCTACGGACCCGAAGCCCGCCTCAACTTCCCGGATTGACCCTCGATTCACTTCCCATAAGGTGTCTACCAGGAAGCTGAGGTCGGCTTACCAGAATCCTACATCTGGGATCTTCATCGTCCTCGACACATACGGCCGTGGGTCCCGCCACTTCTGATTCGCCCACGCCCCCTCATCCCCGATCCCCGTCCCCTGACTCCTGACTCCTGTCCCCTGATCCCTGTCCCTTGACTCCTGCGCCAGCGCCGACGCCACGCTCATCTTGCCGTCGGCCACGAGCCCCTCGATCCGCCGCCCCAGCAGCAGCGTCGCCAGGTCTAACTGGTACGCCAGCCACGGATCAGAAAGACCCAGGATCGCGCTCGGCCTAGAGCTGTACGTCGTCGCCACCTGGTGCAACAGCCACAACTCCTCCCGGTTCCGGACGAAAGGGGGCAAGCTTCGCCGCCGGCTGCACCAGCCACACAAACAGCGCCAGCCGATCGGCTGCCGGCAGCTCGTCGATGCTCATGTGCTCGTCATCGGCCACATCGGCCAGCGGCGGATCAATGATCGCCATCCGCACCATCTGATCGATCATCGGCATAAACTTCAATACTTTCTCTGTATCCGACGTATCGAAGCCCCCCTGATCGCGCGCATCTTGGATTAATCCCAACAGCGGCTTCGGAACGTCCCCGGACATGATCACATCCTCCAACGTGATCCGCCGCCGCACCGTTACCGTCAACCCCGACGGCACCACCACCTCCTCCGTCCGCCCCGCGCGCCACGCGGCCAGTTTTACATTCCCCATGTCCCCTCCTTATCGCTAAGGTTAAGGCTGAGGCTAAGACTTCCTCAACCTCAACCTTATCCTCAGCCTCAACTTGTTGGCAGCGCCGCCGCCGTCTCGTTCTGCACGAACTCGAACAGGTTCGACCCGTTGTCCAGCGCGATCCCCTTGCACTTCGTCACGTAGAACCCACCGTTGCTGAACTCGCCCTCGATGGTGTCCGTGATCTTGCACTTTCCGATTTTCACATGCAGGTCATCGATCCCGTCGCCGAGCGCCTTGCCGTAGATCTTGAAATACGGGAGGCTGGCGCCGGCCCGGGCGGCCAGCGTGTTGACCTGGTTCGGCGTGGTCCCGCTCTCGGTGACGGTGCGCCCGGTCATGAGCGCGTACGCCTCCAGCGAGATCCCCCCGTGCTCCAGCTCCCACTCCACCGCGTCAGTCATCGCCACCAACGCGCTCACCTGATCGTTGCCCTGCAACTCCTCACTCACCACCCGCTCGCCGAACTTCAACGTCTGCGCCGCCGGCAGCGCCGTGTAGCTCGTCCCCGCCGCATTCACGACGATGATCTGCCGAATCCCGAACGGATAGTTCCCATACCCGGACATCGTAACCTCACTCATCTCCCTATCTCCTTTTCCTCGTCATTCCCGTGAAGACGGGAATCCAGCGTCTCCCCGTCCCCTTGTCACCATGTCACCTCGCCCCTACTCGCCATCATCACACCCATCGCGCACCGCCGCGACCGGGGGCCGTAGGCTCCCCACAATCACCGCCGCCGCCTGGCCGCCAGACCTTTAGGGTCTGCGAGACCCTAAAGGTCTACAACCTCCGCCACCCTCTTTGCCGTCCGCTCCCACCCCGCATTCGCCTGCAACCACTGTCCCGCCGCCCGCCCAAACGCCGCCGCCTCATCCTGGTGCTCGAAACACCAGCGGAACAGCTCCACCAGGTGCTCGGGGTCCGGCTCGGCCCACTCGCCGAGGTCCTCCCACGCATCACAGCCATACTCGGCCGTCGAAAAGCCCGCCACCCGCAGCGGCAGCGCCCAGTGCTCGATCTCCTCAGCCAGCCCGCCGTGATTCGTCGCGATCACCGGCAGCCCCATCGATGCCGCCTCGCGTGGCGGTGAACCCCACCCCTCGCCGCGCGACGGAAACACATATACATCTGCCCGCCGCAGCATCGAGCGCAGCACCGGCCGGTCGAACATCCCCTCCACAATCGTCACGTTTGGATCCCGCACCCCGCGCACGCCCGGCGGCCGCTTCCTGAAATGCAGCACCAGCCGCACATCGGGACGATGCCCGAACGCCCGCCAGAAACACCGGTATGCCAGATCGTACCCCTTCCGCCTGTCCGGCGTCCCGCTCCACAGAAAGGTATAAGGTGTCTCCGTGTCTCCGTGTCTCCGTGGTTCGGTCAGTGGATAATCAACAGGGTCCACGCCCCACCGCGCCACATAAATCGGCACGCGCACCCCGTTCTCCCGGAACACCTCCACATTCCACGCGCACGGCACAATCACCGCCTGAGCATACCGGTTCAACTCAGCCGCCCAGCCCGGCGGCAACTTCGTCGCCTCGAACATCGTGAACGCGATCAGCCCATCCCGCGCATCGATCCGCGGCAGCCAGTCCGGCATACACAGCGCCACAACCCGACCATCCAGCCACCAGCTCCGGCCATCCCCCAGATCGTACGCGCCGCGCGGCGTACACATATCGATCACATCCCACCCGGCCGCCCGGAGGTGCTCGCCGATCTTGATCGTCCCGTACCCGTACCCATCCATCGGCATCTGATGCCCCATGAACGTCCGTATCACTGTGTCACCCCTTCGATGATCAACCCGAACGACGTCGCCACATACCCCGCCAGCAGCAGCCTCAGGTGCACCTCGCCCGTGTAGGGCCATGGATCGACCACGTGGTCGCCCGGCAGATCGCCATCCATGAAGTCCAGATCCACCGTATACCCGAGACAACCCAGGTCAGCCGCGATCCGCTCCAGGTCCCGCCGTCGAAAAATGTTACTCTGCCCTGCCGTGATTGTGGCGTCGTTCGACAGCACGTTATACTCCGTCGTATGCACGACCAGCCCGCCCGGCTTGAGATACTTCAGCGCATCGCAGATGAACTGCTCGCCCTGGGCCAGCGTCCTCAGGTGCTCCAACGCACAGGCCGACCACAGAAAATCAAACGTGCCCAGTTCGTCCACCGGCGGCAGATCCCGCATATCCAGAAAGCGGAAACTCGCCCGCTCCCGGAATGGCTCAGGCTCACACAGCCCCCGCCCGTTGAGCGCCGCCAGCGAATCGGCGTGCATCCCGGCCGCCGCCCACTCCTGCGCGCTCGCGTCCTCCATCGCCAGATCCGTCGCCACAATCGCACAGCCCAAGCTCGCAAACAGCGCCGGCAGCGGCTCCAGGCCTACCGCAAACCCCAGTCCCCGCCGTCCCGGCGCCAGCATCCCCCGCTCGTGCAGCGCCTGCGCGATGTAGCAGAACTCCCACGTCTTGCGGTGCATATGCAACGGCCGTTCCCCCATGCGCGCACCCCACGCTTGGAAGACCTCCGACTGCAACTGCGCCTGCGTGCAAAGACAGGACTTCAACATCGTCACGTCCGCCGCCTGACCATCTCATACCGTCCGTACTTCATCGGACACAGCAGCCCTGGATCCACCAGGTCCGCCGAATCCTCCGCGTGCCGCACCGTCCACAACTTCGTCGCCACCCCGATCTTCGAATCATGCAACCGCACGAACGTCTCATCCAGCGCCGCATCAATCGAGGTGTACCCGCTCCGCTGCCAGAACGTCACCGTGAAGAACAGCCGCGTGCTCGTCAGCCCGCTCGCCGTAAATGGCCCACCCGGCGCCTGCACCTCCAGCGCCACCAGGCCGCAGGGCAAGATCTCCTTGTTCGCGTCGAACGCCGCCGCCGTATCCTGCCGGCTGATCTCCCCGCCCGCGTACAGCCCCCCGGTGAGAATCGCCATCAGCGTCGTATCAGCCGCCAGATAGGCCCGAATCGTATCTCTCATGGTCTCAAATCACTGCCGATAATGCCGCTACTCGGCACGTATCCACAAGCCACAGATCAGCGGACGGAAACAGACGCCGAGCGCTGTCCGCATTCTTTCCGGCCGTAGATCGCCCCACTTCTCGAATCCAAAGCACCACCACGTTTTCATGTTGCCCATGGCCTGCCCCCGTCCGTCACGCGCCCCAGTGCGCCACCAGTCGCTCCACCGCATCCGCGATCCGCATGACAGCCGCCGTCAAATCCAGGCTCACGTCAGGCGTCGGCTCAGGATCGAGCACCGCCGTGCGAAGCTGCCACGTCGCGATGAAACTCACATGATGCCCGTGCGGCAGACCGAGACCGCCCACCACATCGCTGGCGATCTGCCCGGCCGCATCCCGCAGACACAGCGCCAGTGGCCCGATCACCGGCGGCGTGTACGTGCTGGCAATCATATGCTGCCCGTTCGGGTTGCCCGGCCGCGCGAATTCCGTCACATCGGGCCACGGCCAGGCCAGATACACCGTATCGCCGAGCTGGAGGCCATCGGGGTCGAGCACCCGACACGTCGCCACCGTATTGCCCTGCGCCGCGATCTCATCGATCAACTCCACCCGCACCAGCCGGTAAGGCGTCAGCGGCCGCACATTCACCTCCAGCGCCACCCCAATCACCTTGCCCGCCGCATTCAGCGCAAACGCCCGGCAATTCTCAGCCCTCGGATCGCTCATCCCCCAGCCCTCCTCTACTCTGCTGCCGCCAGCGTGCCCGCCACCGCCGCGTCCAAGTCATCCGGACTGCTCCACAGCCACACCAAGATTCGCTGCGTGATCCCGACTGCCAGATTCACCCCGGCAATCCCAGCGCGTCCCGTCCCGAGGCCGCCGGCATACTCGTCCATCTCCGGCCAGCTCTCACCGCCTAGCCACCCATGCAATTTATCGGCGAACGCGTCCGGCGGCAGCAGCACCGCCACCGAATAACAGAGGCAATTTGGGTGAATCGGCAGCGGGTCCTCCCCCTTCGGATAAATCCCCTCGCCATTCTCCCCGTTCGAGATCACATCGTCGCAAATATCGGTCTCCGGATGCGCCGGCGAGAGGTGAATTTTGATCTTCTCGATCCAGGGGATTCGGGCCAAAATCGCATCATTCGCCCGGTGCTGGGCGATCTGAACCTCGTTCCTGCTCAGCCGCAGCGCGTTGTACGCCACGCCCTGGCCGTCGCAATCATCCCCGGTATACAGCCCCGTCCGGTCCCCGCTCGCAATGTCCGATTTCGTCAACTTGTTCAACCGGCTCCGCGCCCACCGCGGACAATCCTGCCCCGCGCCCAGGAACGGCTCCAGCTTTTTCGCAATGTTCCAGGCGCTGTCCCCCTTCGCTATGCCCTCGTAGACGATCTTCCTGATCCCCTCCAGGCTCTCCTGGTCCAACCGCCAAATCCGCTGCGACAGCTTGAACCCATCGCCCCACACCCGATCCGCCGCCGCATCCAGCAACCCCTGCAACTGCGGCTCGAACACCACCCCGCCGCCAGCCTCGTTGAGGGCCTGCCCCCTGTCTCCTGTCCCCTGTCCCCTGACTCCTGACTCCTGACCCCTGCCCCCTGATCCCTGGAACGCCGCCGCGTGCAACACCGCCAGCGTCCCGAACGGCAGCGATCCCGCCTCCCAGCGCAGCGCCTCGAACAACCCCTTCCATTCAGTGAAGTGCTTCCGCCACGCCTGCGTCACCCCATCGATAGCCAGGTGGATGCTCAGCGCGTCCCAGGCGCCTGTATCCTGACCGCTGACCCCTGACCCCTGATACGCCTCATCCAGCGCGTCCCGGCAATCCGCCAGCACCGCCCGCAGCATCTCGTGCGTCCGCAGCACCAGGTACAACTGCAGGCGCATCAGCGCCGCCTGCTGCGCCTGCCACACCTTCGAGGCCGGAATATCCGCCAGCGTCCGCTCAGCCACGGCTACACCCTCAACTCATCGGCGACCTGCGCCATCCTGGCCGCCCGCGCCCGCGTATCCCTTGCGCCCTGCCCGGACGCGTTCTGAGCGGAGGCCGCAGCCGCAGTCGAAGAACCCCACTCCCCCAACTCCACCCCCGGCAGCAACAACTCCACGATCGCCCGCACCACCTCATCCGGCGCGCCGACCGCCTTCAACTTCAACGCCGCGTTCGCCGCCGCCTCGACCAGCGCCGCCGTCAGCACCTGCTTATTCTTCCACTTGATCGAGTACCCCAGGCCCTCCGGCACGATCCCCTTCAACAGCCATTGCCGCTCCAATAGCGGCTTCACGATCTCCACCTCCGGCCAGGCCGTCAACCCCTCCAGCGCCCGCTGATACTGCTCGCTCTGCTTATCCAGCACATCCCGATTCAAATCCTGCCCGTAGCCCAACAGGCTCATCGCTACCGGCGAGGCCAGCCACCAGGTACGGATATGATGCATCACGTCCTCGATCTTCCCGAGCTCCGCATCTCCGCCGATCGCCTTGATATCCACTGTCCCGAAATAATCCGCAATCGCCGCCAGGGGATTGTTGATGCTGTCTCGATTCAGCAGCTTGTACTCCTCGATGACCGCCCGGTCGGTGCTATCCGGAAACCGGTGCAAATACTTCATCCCCGCCCGGGTCTTGCGGCGCACTGCAATATCCGTCTCCCCCTCGGTCATCCGCTTAAACGGCTTCGTTGCGCTCGCAAACAGAGGCCGGCCGTAGCGGCTCCCCTCATCGTGCGCCCACCTGGCATGGATCACCTGCCACTGCGCGAACCACACCGCATCGCCCGGCGCATCCACAGCCCACTCATCGCCCTGCCAGAACGCCCGCCGGGGATCCTCGAATTGGTCTCGGCTGTTCGAGTTGCGCCGCATCTCCAACGTCGGCTTCCGGGTCACCTGGCAGATGTCCAGCCCATCGTCCACTGACAGCTCGAGGAACGAATCCCCATCCCGCAGGCTCAGCCGCACCCAATCATCCAGCCGCTGCACCAAGTCCAACCGCGTCATCAACTCCGTCGCAATCGCCGAGGCCTCGTCCGCGATCCGTTTATCCGCTCCTGCACCCGTTGCCACCTCAAACCCGCCGCGCACGATATCCCGCGCCAGCGTGGAAATCACCGCCTCCCCGCGCGGATCGCCGCCGTACATCTCCCGGCACGCCTTCACCACAGACCGCCGATCGCTCGCCGCGCGCCACTCCCCCGCCAGCTCCAACGGACCCCGGCCCTGCTGCGGCATCTCCGCGCTCGTCGTCCGCGCCGGCGCCGTCTCCGTCCGCCTGAACATCGCCGCGATCCGATCAATCAGTCCCATCGCTCACCACCATCCATCCCAAACCCCTAGGGTCTGCGAGACCCTAAGGATTTATCGTTCACGCAAACACCCGCTTCAACATCCCCTCGATCACCGGCAGATTCGCCTCGATCGTCGGCATAATAACCGCGTACTTCTTCCCATGCGCCAGCTCGAGAAAGACCCCGTAATACACCGTGTGCCCGTGCGAGAGCCAGATCGTCACTAGGTCCCCCGAAGCCTCTTCCACCACGCTGAACAACCCGCCCCGCGCAAGCCTTGTCCGATCCTCCCACGGCGCATTCTGGCGCATCTCCCCCTGGACCTTCTGCGCCATGTAATCCGCCACCGCCCGGATCGCCACCCGGACCTTGTCGCCGTAGGCCAGCACCCCCGGAATCAGCTCCGCGCTCGGCGGCTTCGTCCACGTGAACCCGCTACTCGCCAAGTCCCGCCTCCTGGCCCCTGACCACTAACCTCTGTCTCCCGTCCCCTGACCGTCACTCCACCAACTCCGCCTCAGCCACCACCCCCGCGCGCCGGTTCGGTCGCACGATCGTCACTCGGTACACCACCCCGGCCAGCGTAAAGCGATCTTGCACCTGGATGTCCAGCGTCGTTGATCCCAAGATCACCGCCCGGCCCCGGAACTCCTCCGACCCGTTCCCACGGGCTGCCCCGGCCGCCGAGTTGATCCTGGCCACCCGCACCGTCTGCGCCGCCACCGTCGTCGCCCCGCGCCGCAGCACGATGCTCACCGGATTATCCCCGCGCACCAGCGCCAGATCCGCCGCCATCGCTGTCCAGTCCGCCGCGCTCAACATGCTCTACTCCAGACCTTTAGGGTCTCGCAGACCCTAAAGGTCTTCCCATAAACCCACTACCCGGAACCACCGTCAGCGCCCAACCGTCCGCAGCGCCGACGCGATAAACGGCGTCGCGACCTGCGCGATAATCAAGATGATCGCCAGCGTCATCCCGATCACCAGCCAGCGTTCCGGCACCGCCTCGATGCGCGTCAAACGCCCCTCAATCCCGCCCAAGCGCGAGTCGACACTTTCCAGGGCCTCACGCACCTCGCTCATGCTCGTCGTGAACGCCGACGGCGACACCATGTCCCCGTTGATCAGCCGCACCTTGCGCGCCTCACCGGGATACAACACTGTCAAAGTTTGGCGTCCCCGCTCCAGAGCGGTTAGCACGTCCTCTTTGCGTCGCCCCCCGCTGCTCTTCCAGGCGCGATAAAAAGTCCGGCTGAACTCTACGGCGGCCCCGTCGTTGATCGGCGCATTGTAGCCGATGCACGGCACGTGCAGCGCGTTGTGAATCCCGCCGACGATCTCGTAGCTATCGCACGCCGCCACGACCACAAACTTCAAATTGCGTTGCGATTCGATCAGCGTGACCATATCGGCTTCGGAGACCGGCCCGTCGCTGGCGCCCAGTAGCGATTCGGCGCCGTGGCCCATAATGTGCACCACGTCGTATTGCAGGCGCCCATCGAGCGCCATGTCGAGCTTCTGCCGATCTGCGCCGCGGATCAGGGTGACCTCATAACCTTCGCCCAGAATGTTGCTCAACTCACCGAGGATGGCGAGATCGTTCGCCAGGGCGATAAACAGAACCTTCACCGTCATGCTTTCTCCCTCACCACAGCCATCGGCTGAAACGTGAACGTTGCTGCGGTGCAAACTCCCGGCCGCTCGGATCTTCGCCCTGCGCCAAGACCCGCAGCACAGGCACGATCACAGTGACGAGCAGAGCCGCCGCGGCGACCACCCAGGTCGTGCCGCCGAAGTATTGCGCGGCCCAGGCCGCCAGTAACAGCAAGCCGGTAATGATCGCGGCCCAGATGGCCCCCGGACTACCCCGCAAGAAGGTCTTCATCGCAAGCTCCTGTCAGCGCGTCCCCGATACCCACCCACGCGCCCCGTAGACCGACCCAGCCGCCTTCAGGATCGCATCCTCATACTGCTTCTGCAGATACGTTGCCTGCTCCCGAAACTTGCCCGCCAGGCCGCTCTTATCCACCATCTCATCGCCGATCTGGTACTTCCACCCGCTCTGCGCCATCACATTGCCCTGCAAATCGAGCGCCAACTGCTGCGCCTTCAGCAGCACGATCCTTGCATCCGCCGCGGTCATGGCGGGATAGGCGCTGGCGTTGTCCAGCACGTGCCCGGCCGCATAGAGGAGATCCCGATCGGCCGTATAGCTGGGCGTGGGGTAAATCGTGAGGTAGCCGCCCGCAAACGTGTATATCTCATCGAAGTCGCGATCCAGTGCAATCAGCCCGGTCGTCACCACCAGCACGCCCTCGATGCCGGTCAGCGGCTCGAATTGGATCTGGCGCCCAAAATCGGACGGCAGCGCATACGCCGCCGTCCCGCTCACCACGTTTAGCGTCGTCACCTTCTGCACCGGACGCCGCTCCCCGTAGTCCGCCGCCGCATCCTTGCAGCACTGCGCATACTGCGCCGCCGACGGCACCCCGTTCTGCGCCGGCACCGCCGTCGTCAGCAGCCCCGTCAACGTCGTCAGCGCTATGCTCATGCCTGCTTCCGTCCTCGGTGCGGCTTAGCCTCAGCCTCAACCTCGGTCTCAACCTTAGCCTCAGCCTCGACCTCAGCCTCGGCCAGATCCGGCATCTCCACCACCTCGCCCGGATACCGCATCACATGCCCCACCACCTTCTTCTGCGTCAACACAACCTTCATAGCTCACCTTCGACCTTGCAGCTTGCACCTTCAACCGAATAAGGACCAGCAGGTCTGTGCATCCGACCTTCGGGATCCCTGCCTCCCGTGCTGCTGCAACCGGCGGACGAAGAGGAGGTTCCCGCCGCCCCAGCACTGGCCCCGTAGCATTGGCTTATGGCGTCCCGTTGACGCACCAGTCTACCGCCACCGGCGTAGTCGCCGGCGCTGGCGTCAGCGCGCTGTTCCACGCCTTGACCGTCACTGCCCCAGTCGCATTCGTAAACGACAAACGTGCGCCGTCCCCCGTCACATCCTGAGCCTGACCCAGCGTGACGAATGACGGCGTCGCCAGACCGTGCGGAATCGTCCCCGTGCCGGTGATCACCGTCTGCCCGCAGATGATCCGCTTGCCCGCCAGCGCGCCGACCTGGACGGCCACCGGCGTACCCGCCACCGACACCGCCGCCCCATTTATCGTGCTCCCGCTCAACAGCGCCACCGGCGTCAAGGCCACCTTAAGCGAACTGGCATCGATGGCACTGCCTTGCAACAGCGCCACCGGCGTCAAGGCCACCTTAAGCGAGCTGGCATCGATGGCACTGCCTTGTAACAGCGCCACCGGCGTCGCCGCGACCTTGAGACTTGCGGCATCAATCGCACTGCCGCTCAGCCGCGCCACCGCCGTGCCCGCCACCGTCACCGAGGTCGTGAAAACGCCCGTGTTAGCCGTGAGCGCCGTCGCATTTGTAAACGTCGCCGGACTGAACGATCCGCCTGTAATAGCCCCGGTCACCGTCAACGCTCCGCCGACCGTCGTATTGCCCTTGAGCGTCGTTATCCCGTTCGACGTCAACTCTTTGTCCACGATCAGCGACTCGTAATACCTGTCGCTCACCGCGGCCGCCGGCTGCTCAGGCGTCGGGATCGGGTAACACCCGCCCAGGAACGTCGCCACCAGCACCATGATCAGCGTCACGCTGCCCCACTTCTGCACCCTCATCTTACCCCTCCATCGCTTCCCATAACGTCCCTACTCGGCAACAGTAATCAGTTGTCAGTTCTCAGTCACGACAACCCCAGACTGAAAACTGACAACTGAAAACTGACAACTCTACGCAATCTTCGCGTAGCTTGCCTTCCCAGCCACCGGGCTCAGTGCCCCGTCATACTGCTCGGCATACCACTGATCCGCCGCCACCAGCAGCCGGTTCGTCCCGTAGGACGGGAACGGCCCCTTCAGCGCCATCGGCTGGTAGATGCGGTAGTGCACCACCTGCCGATTGCCGACCAACGCGTACGCGTCGCTGAACTCGGTGCTCTTGAACACCGGCAGCCCCTTGACCCGCCCGACATAGCCGTTGGCGTTCAGCGCCACATCATTGCGGCTGCCCGCCGCGGTGAACCCGTCCCAGTTGCCCAGCGCGTCCGAGGTGGTCGAGGAGACGAGCACGAAGGTCGGCTCGAAGTAGCGCTTCTCCACCTTGACCTTGGCGACGCCGATGTAGCTCACCAGGTCGATCAGCGGATCGGAGGCCGCCGTGTAGGTGCCGCCGGAGTTGGCTGCCACCTTCAACGCCTGCCCCAGCGCGTTGAACATCAGCGCCGCGTCGATCTCCCGGCGCAGTTCCGCCACCAGCATCGCCAGCGTGCGTGCCGTCGCATCCCAGCCCATCTGCGAGCGGGAGAACACGATCGCCTCGTTGGTGATCTGCGTGGCCAGCCGGTTCGCCTGGCAGTCGAGCGTGCCGTAGGCCAGCACCGTCTTCCCGCGCTGGATCTCGGTGTTCTCGCCCTCGCGCACCGCGTCGTAGTGGTAGTTGGCGTGCTGTTCGATCTCCGTCATGCTGCCGGTCGACAGACACATGATCTTGCCGTCCAGGTAGTCGATGACGTAATCGGTGCCCTCAACCCAGTTCTGGTTGTTGCCCACCACCTCGATGACCGCGGTGCCCGGCTGAATCATCTTGTGCGCCAGCGTCACCCACACGTCGAGATCGGCGGTGAAGTTCTCGTCGGTGATCGCCACGTGCTTGCCACTGACGTCCTGATAGTCCTCGTAGTACACGCGGGTCGGCGTCTGCTCGGTCACGTCCACGTCGAAGATGGAGGTGGCGATCAACGACGGCCACACCTCGGCGAGGATCGCCCGGCTCACGCTGTACGGCAGGTTCAGGTCCGAGGCCAGCTCGGTCTCCTGAAGTTGCGCCTCGCGCATCAGCGGCAACCGATTGAGCTGATCGAAACGCTCCAGCACCCGCAGCGCCATCACATCGTTGACCTTGGTCGACTCGCGCAGGTTGCGCCGGGTCGCGATGCCCCGCTTCACCATGCTCTCGGTAAACTCATGTGCGGCCCGAGCGAACTCCGGCACGCCCGTCTCACGCTCCAGCACCGACCCCAGGATTTCGACGCCCCGGCCCATGCCGGCGAGCCTGGACGCAGCCACCAGCGCATCGTACCGCTTGCGCAGCCCGGCCGCCCGGCTCGCCACGTCCCCGGACTCCTGCACGCTCTCGCGTAGCTCCGTCGCGAACGTCTCGTTCAGCGTCTTGCCGTAGGGCAGATCCTTGGTTGCCGCGGTCACCGCCTCAGCGATCGCCTTGACCTTAGCCTCGGCCTCAACCTGCTTCTTCGCCTGTGCCGCCTCGGTCAGCGCCTGCACCAGGTCCGCCGACTCCCCGACCCCCAACGCCGTCCGGATCTGCTTCTCCAGGTCCGTCCGCTGGGCCTCCGACATCTCCTTCACGCTCTCAGCCACGATCCCCTTGAACATCTCGGGATGCGCCTTGATCATCTCAGCCAACTGTTCCGCAGTCATCTCATCCTCTCCTTGGCCCTGTCCGTGACCGGGCGGGGTGACCCCGCCTCTACTTTCCAGCAGGTCCGCCGCATTCTCGAACGACGGATCCCCGACCAGATCGGCCCCGGTGATCTGGCACCACGCCACATCCTCCACCGACCGGTCGCCTTCCTTCACCACCTTCGCCTCATAGAACCCCCTGACGGACCCGCCAGGCCGCACGCCGGACTCCATCAGCGTCGCCACATCCCGTCCCCGCGTGGTCAGGATCAACTCGCCCACCACGTCCACGCTGGCGCCGTCGAACGTCACCTCCGTCCACCGCACCACCGTCTCCAGGAACTGCGCGCCCCGCTTCCCCTTATCGCCCGGATGTTCCACCTCGCCCGTCAGAATCTTCAAACGGCCCTGCCCGGCACTCTCGCGCAGATGATCGCGCCACTCCGCGACCGCCGCTTCGAGCACGTGCGCAGGATAGCGCCGCCCGTTCCCATTGATCACGCCGGCCTGCATCAGCCCGGCGATCCTGATCCGCCGCGTCGCGCCGTTGCCCGCAGTCCCCTCTGCCAGCTCCGCCCGCGGCCCCACAGTCTCCTCCAGCCGGCGGCGCTGGCCTGGCGTCCTCTCCACTGACTCCTGCCCCCTAACCCCAGGCTCCTGCCCCCTGTCCTCCGCCCGCGCCTGATACACCAACTCCACTGGCTCCCACGCCTCCCGCGCCGCAAAGACAACCTTCCCGTCGGCGTCTTTCGTGAAAGGCACCCGGTAAAACTCATCCGGTCCCGCATCGCTCGACCACTCGGACACGATCAACGCATCCGAGAACGTTTCTACTAGGTAGTACTCCGCCATCCCCGGCGACTCTGGCGCCCAAAACGCATCCCGGAACGCCCGTCCCACCTCATCCGCCGCATACTCGAAGGACCCCTTCGTCATCTCCGCCAGCGGCCGGCTGACCATAATCTGCTGCTTCGCCATCACACCCTCCGTCCCCACCTATCGCCGTCGCCCCGACTGCCGCGCCCGTCGGCGGCCTTCATCGTGTCGCCGCTGGGATCGCGCCTTCCTCCGCTCGTGCCGGTTCATCCGGCTGCTCGGATCGTCTTCGGGATACGGCTTCTGCTTATCAGTTTCCATCCGTTGCTCCCCGTACCAGCGCCGCATCCAGCTGGATACACTCACCCAGCACCCAACCCGTCAACCCGGAGCCGTCCGCCTGCACCGAGTACCAGCCATTCGGCAGCGCCGACCACACGACCACGTGGTCGCCGTAGGCCAGCGAACCCTTCACCGCGCCGGTAATCGGATCGTCCCGCACGAGGAGCCGTTTATGCCCCTCGGTTGCGACAGTCCCCGTCCCGTGCGCCATCGCCGGCCACTCCAGAGCATCGAAATCATCGCCCGTCGCCCGAGTCTTAGCCTTCCGCCCCGACCCACGTGGATGACAGGCCTGGCACACCAGCCCTCGATATTCCCATCCACAAATCTGGCATACCCGCTTCTTCACAGCGTCACCCTGCCACCGTGTAGAGTTCCGATAATTACGATACTAGGAACCCTGTTATCATGCCGCCGCTGCGTGGGGTCCGCAGGCCGAAGCAACCCCGCCCACGGCCCGATCGCCAGATCCGCTTAACACTCGTCGTCTCAATCGATACGTGTTCGCGTGGCGCGCGTGTCCCAACCAGCTTTGTACTGAAGCATCCATCTCCTTGAACACCAACTCTCCGTGGATCAACCGCCAACGAAAAGCGCGTATCTTTCTGCGCATGCGCCTAATACTGCCTTCGCGCAGCAGACGATGCGTCGCCCAAAGGCGATAGCCCAGGAAGCTCACACCCTGCGCCGCCGCGAACACCTGTGTCTTGCTGTTCAACTGGAGCATCAGTCGTTCCGCGAGAAACTGCGCGATCCGCACTCGTGTCGCCTGCAATGCGTGCTTGTCCCGATCCACGACGACCGCGTCGTCCATGTAGCGGACGTACATCTCAACGCGCAACTGCTGCTTCACGAACACATCCAGCTCGTGCAGATAAACGTTAGCGCACAACTGGCTTGTCAGATTGCCAATCGGCAGACCAAACTCACCGCCAGCAACCGGCCAACTCTCGATGATCTCCGTGATCAGTCCCAGCGTCCGGTCACACGCGATATGCCGGCGGAGCAGACTGAGCAAGATCGCGTGATTGACGCTTGGGAAGTAGCTGCGCACGTCCATTTTCAGCACGTAGACTTCATCGTCCCAACGCCGTGCGGCCCGTTGCAGGAACTGCGTCAGCCGATCAGCCCCCGCATGTGTACCCTTCCCGACGCGACACGCATAGCTGTCCCGCATGAACCGCGCCTCCCAGATCGGCTCGATCACGCGGCACAGCGCATGGTGTACAACGCGGTCGCGAAACGGCAGTGCGGCGATCTGGCGCTCTTTCGGCTCATAGACCGTGAAAACGTTGTAGCGTCCAGTCTGGTATACGCCCTGCTGCAACTCAGCCCGAAGCGCCAGCAATTCCTCCTCCAGATTCGCCCCGAAGCGCAAGACATCCGCCGCGTAACGCTTACCACGCCGCGCCTTGAGATAGGCGGCATGGAGGTTGCCGAAATCCACAATCGACTCGAACAGATGCGTAAAAGTCTTCGCCATAACAATTCCATTGCGGCACGGTCGGACGGTCGTCACGCTACTGGCCCAACCATGCCGCCAGTCCCCCGGTTGTGCGGGGTTTCATGTGTTCGCCTGGCCCAACGCGTGGACTCAGGCAGGATGGTGGCCCCAAGGCGATAAGGCCCAGTTCGGTAGCCCGTGAGCGTCCGAAGTCTGACAGTATCGCTTGCCGACGCGAAAGCCGATATTGTTGTTCGCGTTTGCCGGTACGTTATTCAGGTTGAGCGCGAACACGCCCGCATTCGTTTCATTGTTCCAGTTTCCACCACGGAGCGCCGCTACGGCCGCCACCCTATCGCGAACTCGACGCCTGGCTCTTGATCCAGCCGCCAAGCAAACGACCAATTTCATTGATCCGCTCAGCCAGCGCGCCGTACTGCTTGATACTCAGCATGCGCAAGTCCTTCGCCAGCCGAATCAGCAAGCGCAACTTCTCAATCTCGACATCCATCTGTGCCAGGAGCGGCAAACGGTTGCCGCGTTGCTTGTTGGCTTGCACAATCAGCTTGGCGATGTCGAGCAGACTGTTTTGAATCTGTTGCCCTAACATAAATTTCTGCGCCTTCGGGAAGCCGTTGATGATCGGGAAGGCATACAGGATCAGATCGTAATGCTTCTGGTAAATCGTTAATTCATCCATATTTTAGGCCGGTTTAACAGAGCGCCAGATCACAGATTGCAGAGCTACACGGCCTTGCCGACGCGAAAGCCGAGATCGTAGATCGCGTGTGCCGGGACGTTATTCAGGGTGAGCGCGAACACGCCCGCACTCGTTCCATAGTTCCAGCCTCCACAACGGAGCGCCACTCGAATATGATTGGGCGCTGCCCCAGGATCGGTCGTGTCAAACCAATAACCGTCGTTACCGTAGGCCGCGGCGCCATTCCCATCGCTGGTAGCTGGAATGGCAAAACCCTTCAGTCGCGCATCGCTGTTGCGCAACGTGAGGACTTTGTTCACGGAGGTCATGCCGTTGGCGATATGGACGCCGGAGTCCACCACGATCTCATACGGCCCGGCGGCTGGATTACCGCTGGCTGTAGTCAACACATTGCCCGTGTTGCTGGCGATGGTCAGTCGGCTGCCGGCGCCATCCATCAAATAACAGGTCGCGCCTGCGCCGCCGCCGGCTGTGAAGAAGTCAGTCGTCCAGCTCTTGTCGCTATCCGTGAGGGTCTTTGTGCCCACGGCCGTCGAGCGGCCATAAGGGCTGGCCGCCAGGCTAACATCCAACGACGCCAGCACCAGCGCATGGCCCTGATGCCCCACCGTGCCCGTCGCCTCCGCGCCCAGGTCGTGCGTGGCATTGGCAATCGTCAGGTGCGTCGTATCCACCGCCGTGGCGATAACGTAGACGCCGTTGTAACCAACGGTGCCCGCGATTGTCGCGTGCTCGCCGGCGGCCAAGCCGTGCGCCGTGGCCGTCTCGACGCTGATCGTGGTCGCATTGCCGTCGATGGCCGCGATGGCGACCACCTCGTCAGCCGTCTGCATGTGGAGGCCCAGCGTCCACTCCCACATATTGCCGTTCAGATCGGCGGGGCCATTGGGATCGTGCAGCAGATTCCAGGTATTCGGCCCGGTCCCGGTCAGATTCGCATACCATCCCGCATTCCTGGCGTTGCACGCCAAATCCAACTGCGCCGTCTCGGTCGTGTAGGTCACATCCGCCGGTGGGTTGGTATTCCGGTTATTGCCGTGGGGGAGTAGACTCATTTTGTGTGAGAGCATGGCGAGGCTGGCCCACTCGAAGGCGGTCAGCAGATGGACGCCGGGGCCGTAGACGGCACACGCATTGCTGGCCGCCTTACGCGCGTTCCAGTATGAAATGTAGCGCCAGGGCGGCTTGGCGTAACTCGTGCGCGCCGCCACCGTCCCTGGGTCTGCCGAGTCCGCCACATCCGGCTTGTCGCCGCCCGTGCCGTTGAAGGCGTTTGGCTGGCTGGCGATAAAACGGCTGCACCAAAAGCCGCCGAACGTCACGCCACTCACATCGGGATGCGTGAATGGCGCCACCCAGTACCATTCCGCTTGTTGTGCGCCCCCGCCGCGGAGCGCATGTCGGGAACCGCCGTAAAATGGCATCGCGCACCTACACCGTCAGGCTCAAACTGAGCGGAAACGTCAGACTGCTCGCGCCCACGACCGCGGCCTCGCTGGCGGCATTGGCTGCCAGAAACGCCGTGATGCTGGCCGCGGCAAACCGGTCGTCCAGCAGCGCGATCGTCTCCAGGAACTTGGCGATCTTGAGTGGGCCGGTGGCCTGCTGCCAGATGGTCGTAAATTGCGCCGCCGACATCTGCACATCGGCGGACCGGCCCGGCAGGGGCACATTTGCATACAACGCCTCGACAGTCGCGATCACATTGCCGCTGCCGTCCGTCGTGCCCCGGATGCCGTAAACTTTGATCGTTGCGGTTGCCATCGCGTCCTCCCTAGTCCTGCAAAATCCGCAGCCGGATACTAAACACCTCATCCGCGACCGGTGTGTACGCGTTGCGGGCCACAAGCACGCCATAGAGCGCAGTCACGGCTGCGCCACAGTCGAAGGCGATGTGGTTGATCAGTGTCGCCAGGCTCGCACAGTTACCGCCCGCCGCCGCCGTCGCATCGCCCACGTACCACGTCGCGAACTGGATGATGCCGACGAGGGTCAGTAGTTCGGCGTCGGTCGGCGTGAACACGGCATTGTCGTTGTCTGGCGTGATGGTCGTGTCGAAGAGCCACAATTCGAGCTGCGGCTTGGTCGTCTGGTTCGCTGAATCGACACAGTGGGCGCCGACGATCATACCTGTGCCGCCATTAGCCCGCGCACAGCCGGTGAACGTAATCACCGCGGGTGCGCTGGTGGAGCCGCAGACGACGTCCCCCGCCGTGTATTGGTTCGTGTCGGCGGCCGGCCGCGTGACCGTGCCCGTCACAGTCACCGTGCGCCCACCAACTTCGCCCACGTGCGCCTCGCCGGCAACCAGGGCGGATAAACGCGTCACGTCAACATCCAGACCGTAGGCGGCGTCGCCCAGGGGCTGGATGAAGTTGGTGTTATCACTCACCAGCAGGGCTGCGCCGATGACAGGCGTCACGACGCCTTTGGCAATCGTACCGCTGAGCGCCGCCGCGGCGGGTAACTCGGTGTCGGCGGTCACCGTACCCGTCACCGCAACTGAGGCGGCCAGCTTCTTGCTGATGCCGCGCAAATGCGCGTTGACCGTGCCGGGCGCGTCACCGTCAACGGCTGCATCGGCAATTGCACCCTGAGTTACATCGGCCCCGTTTTCCTGCACCACCCCAAATAATGCTTTTGACATCTGACTCCTCCCCACTACCCAGTACACCTATTATCGGAACCGGAACCAGCCTAAACAAAGATTGCACTAAGTCTCTCCCACTCTACCACACCCCTGCGCGCTGACAGCGCGCAGTGATGTGCTAAGATTGAACAAAATTGCCGAATTCCATACTTTTACCCGACCTTTAGGGTCTGCGAGACCCTAAAGGTCTCAAGGCCAACCATGCCCGACATCCGCAACGCCGTTATCCCGTTGACCGCCTGCCGCCCGCACCCGGCCAACTACAACCGCCACGCCGACGCGCAGATCACCGACCTGCGCGCCTCCCTCCGCACCTTCGGCCAGGTCCGCTCCGTCGTCGTCCAGATCGACCCCGATAGCATCCTGAGCGAACCTGCTGTCATCCTGAGCGGAGGCCCGCAGGCCGCAGTCGAAGGATACCTCATCGTCGCCGGCCACGGCCTCATCGCCGTCACCCTCGAACGCTGGGCCACCATGACCGGCGGCACGCCCGTGCTCCTGGAAACCAGGACAACCCCAGGACAACCCGAGGTCAACACTCCGGGCCCGTCCCCCGTGGAGTCAGTGCCGTGATTACACGAAACGACCCGCCGCCCGAAGCCCTGCCCGCCTGGCTCGACGTCGTCACGCGTGATCTCCTGCGCGCCATCCAGCCCCCGCACATCGAAAAGAAACGCCGCACCGTCCTCCTCCTGGCCTTCGCCCTCGCCAACCAGCAGCCCGCCGCCGCCGTCTTCGACCGGCCCGACACCTGCTCCAAACAAATCTGGTACGGTGATAATCGCACCCTCCACTCCGGCGAGATCAAACCCGGCTGGCAGGATCTCCCCGACGTCAAAGCCGCCTTCGCCGCCTGCTACCAGCGCGCCCTCGACAACGCCGACAAAGAAACTGCCGACCTCGAAGCCCACTACACCCGCACCCGCCGCCAGGCCATCAGCAAATACGCCGCCGAAGCCCCCGTCGCCCTCGCCAGCGTCATGGCCTCCACCGCCCAGCGCGGCTCCGACCGCATCAACGCCGCCCTCGCCCTCATCAAACTCGCCGACCCCGAAACCCGCGACGTCAACACCCCGGCCGGCGCCGCCGAAACCACCGGCCCCATCGTCATCCTCCCCGACAACCATCGCCAGGACGAGGCCCGGTCTGATCCTCAACCTCAGCCTTAACCCATGACTCCCATCGGCCCGCAAGCCGGGCCCCAAACCGCCTTCCTCAAAACCTCCGCCGACATCTGCATCTACGGCGGCGCGGCCGGCGGTGGCAAATCGTTCGCCCTCCTCCTCGAACCGTTGCGCCACGTCCGCAACCCCCACTTCACCGCCGTCATCTTCCGCCGCACCTACCCGATGGTCACCAACGAAGGCGGCCTGTGGGATTCGAGCGCCGAAATCTATCCCCTCGTCGGCGCCAGCCCGCGCCAGGGCGACCTCGAATGGCGCTTCCCCACCGGCGCCACCGTTCGCTTCGCCCACCTCCAGCATGAGAAGAACAAACTCGATTGGCAGGGCGCCCAGATCCCCCTCATCGGCTTCGACGAGCTGAGCCACTTCACCGAATCCCAGTTCTGGTACATGCTCTCCCGCAACCGCTCCACCTGCGGCATCCGCCCCTACGTGCGCGCCACCACCAACCCCGACGCCGACGCCTGGGTCGCCGGCCTCATCGAATGGTGGATCAACCAGGACACCGGCCTGCCCATCCCCGACCGCTCCGGCGTCGTTCGCTTCTTCATTCGGCTCGACAATCGCCTCATCTGGGCCGCCGATCCCGCCGCCCTCCGGGCCAAATACGGCGCCGAAGTCGAACCCAAGTCCCTGACCTTCATCGGCGCCCGCATCGAAGACAACCCCGCCCTGCTCAGCGTCAACCCCGAATACCTGGCCAACCTGCTCGCCCTGCCCTTTGTCGATCAGGAGCGCCTCCTGCACGGCAACTGGAAAGTCCGGCCCGAGGCCGGCAAAGTCTTCAATCGAGCCTGGTTCGTCATCCTGCCCGGCGCGCCGCTGGGTGTTGGGGAAACCGTCGAGGAATGCCGTGGCTGGGACTTTGCCGCCACCGCGAAGAAACAAAAGGGGAACGACCCGGACTTCACCGCCGGCGTGAAGATCCGCCGCGTCGGCGGCCGGGCCATCGTCCGGGATGCCGTCGCCGATCAAGTGGGCCCCGCCGCCGGAGATGATCTGTTCGTCAACACCTCACTCCAGGATGCCCTGGAATGCCGGCGTCTCAACCTCAAATACAAGATCCGCTGGGAGCAGGACCCCGGACAGGCTGCGATCAAAGAATCCCGCCGGCTCGTCGAACTCCTGCAGACCGCCTTCGGCCGCCTCGCCCTGCCCCTCGACGCCCAGGGCATCCCCGTCCAGGGCGACAAACTCACCCGCGCCGCCGGCCTGGCCAGCGCCGCCAAAGTCGGCAACATCGCCCTCGAAGCCGGCTCCTGGAACGAAGACTGGCTCCGTCACATGCACGCCATCCCTGACGGCCCGCACGACGACATCATGGACGCCACCGCAACCGCCTACAACGCCCTCCACAACACCGGCCCCGTCGCCACCGCCGCCGCCCACATCACCACCACCGCCCAACTCGGCCTCTGATTAAACACGTAGGGGCGAGATCGCCTCGCCCCGTGTCACCCTATCCCCGTGTCCCCTTGTCACCCCGTCACCGTGTCGCCTCGTTCAACACCCAGAACCCCTCATCATCCAAAAACAAACGCATCTCCGGCAGAACCGCGAGGTGCCCCAGCATCTTCAACGCCCCGGACCGCCGTATCTGGCAGATGCGCATCACATCGCTCGTGCGCAAGCGATCCCCGGCCCGCAGCCGCAACGTCACCAGCGCCGCCCGCTGATACGCCGTCAACTCTCTCCCGTCGCAGTCCGCGCCGTCTGCCACCGCCACCCATCCCTTTGTTACCCTGAGCGCCGCTGACTGAAGAACCTCACATCCCATTCCACCCCCATTGTACCCTGACCGCACGGCTATCACAAGACCTTTAGGGTCTCGCAGACCCTAAAGGTCTCTGATTTCGCCCTCGGTTCCTATAAGATTCCTACTCGGAACCGACTCATCCCACCCCGCCAGCAGCGACCGTCTTGATCTCATAGAGATGCAAACACGTCGGATGCAGATTCACAAACCACGCCTGCGGCGGCAGCAGCATCGCCATCGTCACCGCGTCCGGGATCAGCTCGTATCTCGCCTTCGCCACCTCGTCCCATGTCGGATAACGCCGGTCGCACGAAATTGAGAGATGCCAGCCGGCTTCCCCCTGCCCGACGATGATCCGGCACGCCCCCATCGTGTACGTCTGTGCGCCCAGCTCGCAACCCGCCGGCGCAGGCCGTGGCGCTGAGATGTTCGGCAAGATCACCAGACTGCTGCGTTTCACGTTCGATCTCCTTCCGCATCAACACGCACCCCGCACCGGACAGGCTGCGCCAGGTGGCAGCCACAGCACCCGCACGGAAACCGGTCCAGCCATGCGATGGCGCTTGGCCGTGGGCCAGTCTACTTCCACAACTCGGCGCCGGGCCACTAAACTCGCCCGGTGCTCCGCCTGCGCACAGTCAGCAACAAGATAGGGCCCGTCGATCCCGTCGCCGGCGGAACCTCCGCCCCAGTCCAGCCACACCAGCCGGCCCATGTCGGTCGCATCAAGTAACGCCACATAGCCGATGCACTGTGTACAGGGTTGCACGCGTCCGGTGTCCAGACGATATTCCAGGACCCGCTCCATGAGACCGGGGGCGTAGTATGAGGCATCGCCCTCAGCCAGCAGGGCGAACGCCAGCAGCAAACTCATGGCGCTCCGCCCTCACAGATCGTGCAGCCGTAGGTGACACACTCGTAGCTGCTGCACAACGGCAGTTGGCCGCACGCAAGTTGCGCTAGCACCAGCAGCGCCGCCACGGCCAGCAGGATGCGCCGGCGGAGTGGATCAGTCGGTGGCATCGCTATTCCTCCTCACTCTGCGGATACCCCGGCGAGTGCACGAAATGGCGATGGAACGCATCGAGGGCATGACCCACACCGGCCATCTGCCGATCAATATCCTCGACCGTTGTTCCCGCCAGGCCAGGCGGGCCGGACGTTGCGTCGTCGGCGTTCGGCGCTGCTTGCTGCCGTTCGATCCGCCACCCATGGCCTAGCTCCTCGACAATCTCGCTCACCGCTCCACCCTCCCCGCTCTCCAATCTCCGCACCCGATCCTCCAGCCGATGAAGTTCCAGGCTGTGTCGGCTCTCTATAGCGTTGACCGCCTTGACCACTGTCTCCAGCGTCCGCTGGATCGCCGGCATACCGTTGAGATTGATGTCGCTCCAGTTGATGGTCAGCATGGGCTTCCTCCTCTGTCGATTCCTTGAGGCCTGTGACGAATCCGGCCTGGACGATGTAGAGCAAACTACCGGCGATGATGCCGATAAACAGATAGGCGATGACATCCATAGGTGATCCTTAACGAAGTTTCCCGAAGCATCTCCGAAGCTTGTCGCGAGAAGCTTCGGAGATGCTTCGCTCGCTGCGGGCCTTAACTCAAGTATATCTGAGAGAACTCTATAGGTTTGGCTGCAAAGCCTTCGATCCTTCGTCATTTTCGGGCCTGTTTGGCCCTTACTGCCGACGTGTTCCGCGTTATGTTGGCTCGCTCGCGCAGGCTTCCGAAGCATCGAAGCTTCTATGGGGGGGATGAGAGGGAAAAAACAAATTTGTTTTTTCACCCTCACCCCCCGGCGCGATGCTTCGATGCTTCGGAAATGGCCCAAAATCGACGCGTTTAGCAGGTTCATCGTGCGTTCTCGTTAAGGCTCAGGGGATGTCGATGCCGTAGCGGCCCATCAGGGCTTGCAAGGTCGGCTCATCGATTGCCAGGCACGCCCGGCGAGTATCAGGGTCCTGCTCCCGCTTGGACAGGCCGAGATCCTCGCTGAGGATGGTGGCCACCCGGCGCGGGCTCACCTTCTCGTCCGGGTCGAGCGTGTCCAGCAGGAACCGCACCTTCTCGGCAATGCTCTTCATGCTCCAATCCCGCCGCGGGCCGGTCAGCGTCTCCTCCGGGTGATAGAAGATCTCCGCCAGCACCTGGACGATGATCGCCGGCAGCGACATCTGGCGGTCCGTAATCAGCGTGGCGTTGTAGGCCCGTACAAAAAGATTGATTTGATCCAGCATGGCCGGGTCATCGATGATCGCCTTCAGCGCCAGCGTCACCTGGTCTAACCGCGGCTCGATGCTCTGATCGCTCAGCGCCACGTCGATATCGATCTCCCGGAACGTGCGCAGCCGGTAGGCCAGGCACTTGTTGCGCAGCGCCAGCGCGTCCGCCCAGAACTGCCGCGTGATGATCCGCGGCACATCCGGCCGCGGCCGGGCCGTGCTCATGCGCTTGGTCAGGCAGCGGGACTCGGTCGCCCGGTCGGTGAACATCCGCCGGGTCGCCAGGATCTTCGGCCCGTACACGTCTTTTGCTGACGGGTAGTAACTCTCGCTGTTCTCGTCCTTCTCAGCGCGCAACACCACGCCCCCGCGCGAGTAGCCGACGTTGACAATCTTGATCATCTCGCTCTCCGCGTCCGAGTTGGCGAAATCCGCCTCGTCCATGATCAGGGTGCCGCGGAACAGATCGATCAGCCGGAAGATCGGTGACGAGGTGGACGCGCCGCTCACGAACATCGGTCGATAGCACAGCGCCCCGATCGCCTGCAGGAAGCGGCTCTTGCCCGTGCCGTAGTCGCCGAAGGCCCGGAGGTACGGCAGCGTCTCGAAGGCGTCATAGACCCAGGAGAACAGCACGTAG